TATCCAAGTTTTCAAAGACAGGCTTTGGAAGAGTTTTTAAATGATCCTTGTGCGATTAAAGATGATGATGAACTAACAGATCCTTCTCCATTAGCTGGAGCAGTAAAAATACCTACTGTTAGACTTTTGATAAGAAACCATATTATGAAATTTTATAATATGTTTTTAAATACATTGTATTTTTATAAAACAGAAAGAATGTATGAAAACTCAGAAATATACATTCAATTTTTAATTCAAACATTTAAACAAGATATTAAAAAACTATCACTTACGGGTGGTAGATTATCGCTTGGATTTTATGATTTATATTTTGAATATTTAAATGAATATTTTGAATCACAAATAACAATGAGCAATGGACTTTTTGATCCATTAACTGGACAAAAGGTAGATTTAAACCAAGACTTTAGTGAAGATTATAAATTAAATTATTTTTTCAAATTAGAACTTCAATTTTTAAAAAATAGATATGATCTTTTCCTTAATTCTGTTCGTAATGAAGATGCTTCTTTAATTCAAATGTTGAACGGATTGTTTATACCAGAAGTATATGAAAAACAACTGTTCTTAAAATTTGTAATAGTAAATGAAGATGATGTAATAATGTTAACAAGCGACACAGAATCTGCTTTTAAAGACATAAAGAAAGCTTTTTATGGTGTAGCAATATATGTGAAGGATGGTTCTTCAATAAAACCAATTATAGTAAAAAAACAATCTACACCGTTTTCTACTGATAAAAAAGTTCATAAATCAAATGTATTGTCTTATTTACTTGGTTATAGCATTTCTCAAACTCATTTAGATGTGTTTAAAGTTTTAAAAGAAGATAAAGAATTTAAAATTTTATTTGATTATACATTTTCTCTTTCTAAAATATTATCAACAATTCACATTGAAAATTGTTTAGAAATTATAGAGTACGATCAGTTTGCTTCAAATATGCTTATTGCTTCTGATGAAGCAATAAGAAACGTAGCTGTTAGAGGCTCAAATAAAAGAGTAAATAGAAATGGATTCTTGGAAGACCCAGCAGAACAATCAGATTGTTGGAATCCTACTTCTAATCTAGATAGTTTGGACTTGTTTGATCTTGATAATGTAAATGTTAGTGGTATGATTAAAAAATTAATATACAAAATAATCATACAAACACCAATAGTTATTCTAAAATCATTAGTAGAAATGACAGATCCTAACATTGCTATTGCATCAAAACTTAGAACAGCAGCAAGTACAATTACTTGTGAACCTTTACCTGTTTTACCATTTTCATTATCATTGCTACCGTTTACTTTAATACCTTCTCCATTTTCAATTGGACCACCAGTATTGCCACCATTGGGCCACATTTATCTTGGAGTTGATATGGCAGAATATTTCATAGCCAAAAAGAGTGGTACAAAAACAGCATGTGCCTCTCTTGAGTTTGGAGAAAGTGGTGATTTAAACAAGCCTGCATCAACAACATTGTGTAAAAATGGTTGCTCAGAGGCTAAATATAAAAATTATAAACTTGGCATTGATGTTTCATTAGGGACTGATGATTGCCCAGAAGAATAGGAGCACAAAATGGCTAGAATAACGTTTGGACCAAGTATACCTCTTTCACAAGGAGCTGAATATGCTCATTTTAATATGATTAAGGATATTCGCTCATTAGCAAGACAAAATATTGAAATGATTATTAGAACAATACCGGGTGAAATAAGAACTGACATAAATTTTGGTGTTGGTGTAGAAAGATTTTTGTTTGAAAATGAAAGATTACAAAATGACGAATTTGGCATTTTAGAAAACGTTATTAGAACACAAATTGCTCAATATGCACCATATATAAGAATAGACAGTATAGATATTAATATATCTTCTGATGAAAATGCGGCAACTTTGTCTATGCTTTATACAATTACAACTCAAAATATTCAAGATGTTCTAGATCTTAGAGTTAACTTTCCGCAATAGTACCTATTTATCATAGGGTTTATAAATGCAAAAGAAAGTACCTATAAGATATACATCTAGAGATTTTAATAGTATAAAGACAGACTTAGTAGAATATGCTAGAAGATATTATCCAGACACTATAAACGATTTTACACAAGCATCTTTTGCCTCTTTGGTTCTTGATTCTGTTGCATATGTTGGTGATATACTTTCTTTTTATCTTGATTATCAAGTAAATGAAAGTTTTCTTGATACAGCTATTGAAAGAGAAAACATAATAAAAATAGCTAGACAAATGGGCTATAAATTAAACAGAAAGCCTCTTTCTTATGGAACAATAGCGATATATGTATTGGTTCCTGCTTCTTCAGTAGGTCTTGGAATAGATACTGCGTATATACCAATAATAGTAAGAGGAAGTTCGTTTACATCTGTTTCTGGAACTAGATTTACATTAATAGAAGATATTGATTTTTCTAAAAGTCGAAATAAAATAGTTCCAGCAAGATTAGATGAAACCACTGGAAAACCAACATTTTATGCTATTAAGGCTTACGGAACTATCGTATCTGGCGAAGAAGCCTCAGAAACGATAAATATTGGAGATTATCAAAGATTTAGAAAAGTTGCACTCTCAAGACAAAATATAGTAGAGATAATATCTGTAATTGATTCAGAAGGCAAAGAGTATTATGAAGTTGATAATCTATCTCAAGATGTTGTTATGAAGGAAGTAAAAAATATAGCAGATTCTACCAATGGACCTTCAAGTATTATGAAGATGATCCCAGTTCCAAGAAGATTTGTTGTGGAAAATGATATTAACACAACTTATTTACAATTTGGTTATGGTTCAGATAATCAACTTACAGACGATACAATAGCAGAACCATCACAAGCAGTTTTACAATTGCATGGAAGAGATTATATCTCTGATTCTTATTTTGATCCCTCAGATATTATAAAAACTGATAAATTTGGAGTAACACCAGTAAACACAACACTAACCATTACATATAGAATAGCAAATTCAGAATTTTCCAATGCAGCACCAAATTCAATAACAAGACCTACTGATGTTCGTATGCGTTTTAAAGACAGGGGTTCTTTATCCAATTCAATTGTTAGTGAAATATTGGGAAGTATAGAGTGTACAAATGATGAACCAATTGTTGGTGATATAACAAATATTGATATAAGTGTTGATGAACTAAAGACAAGAGTAAACAACTTTTATTCCGCACAAGGTAGAGCGGTAACTAAGCAGGACTATACTTCACTTATTTATTCAATGTCTCCAAAGTTTGGTGCGATTAAAAGATGTAATGTTGTTGAAGACAATAATTCTTTTAAAAGAAATATAAACATTTATGTTATATCTGAGGATTCTAATGGATTTTTAACACAAACAAATTCAATTATAAAACAAAATTTAAAAACTTATTTATCAAACTATAAAATGATAAACGACACAATTGATATACTAGATGTAAAAATAGTTAATATTGGAATAGAATATCAAGTTGTTGGTGTTAAAGATTTTCCAAAACAAGAAGTAATACGTAACTGTATTTTAACTTTAAACAATAGATTTGGCAAAAAATTTGATATTGGAGAACCAATAAGTATATCTGACATATACACAGAGTTAAGTAAAACAACAGGTGTTTCTGACGTTATATCAGTCGATGTTGTTTTAAAAACTGGAACTGGTTATTCTGATACGTTTGTTAGTTTAAAAAATTTACTATCACAAGATGGAAGATTTTTAAGATGCCCTAAAAATGTAATCTTTGAAATTAAGAGTATAATAAACGATACGAAAGGAACCGTTGTATAATGGCTATCAAGAAATATTACGCATCAGCAGATACAACCATAACAAATGCGTTTAAAACTAATGCAATTCTTCGCGGTGTTAGTGGAAATATGGGCGCGTCTGACATATTAGAAGTATTTTCTCTTTATGGCGATGTGAATACAACAAGCTCAGAATTGTCTAGAGTTTTAATAAAATTTCCTGTATCAGACATTCTTGCAGATAGAAACTCTGGTTTAATACCAGCTAGTGGCTCAGTTTCGTTTATTTTAAAACTTTTTAATGCTCCAAACAATAAATCAATGGCTAAAAACTATACTCTTTCTGTCTTACCAGTTTCTGGTGCTTGGGAAGAAGGTATTGGTCTTGATATGGAAGATTATTCCGATATTGATGCAGCAAACTGGATTTATAAAGTATCATCAAGTGCTCAACAGTTAACTTGGTCTAACCAAGGTGGTGACACACACAATTCACCACAATTCACGCAATCATTTACTGTTGGAAATGAAAATCTTAATGTTGATATAAGTTCATTGGTAGAACAATGGATTGCAGGTACAAAACAAAATGATGGTGTAATAGTAAAACTAACTTCTTCATTAGAAGCAGAGACAAACTCTTATTATACAAAAGAATTTTTTGCTAGAGGTACAGAATTCTTTTTTAAACAACCAGCAATAGAAGCTCAATGGAATTCAGCTAGAAAAGATCAAAGAGGAGCTTTTTATGCTAGCTCTTCTTTGTCTGACAATAACAACAATACAATATACCTCTACAATCGAATCAGAGGTCAATTAAAGAACATTCCAGCAGTAGGTACTGGTAGTATATATGTAAGAATATACGATGCTCCAACGGGCAGTAATTTGATTACAAACACTGTCATAACAGGTGGCTGGAGTTCAACAGGCATCTATACTGCTTCCTTTGCTCTCAATACAACAGCATCAGAAGTATTTGATAGATGGTTTAGTTCTGGTTTATCTACTTGCTTTCATACTGGTGCTATTACAGTAATTCCACAAGAAGCAGAAGAGTATGATGTAACAAATAATTACGTAATTTCTTTAATAAATGGTACGCCATTTTATTCTGAAAATGAAACTGCAAGATTTAGATTCTTTATTCGCAATAAAGATTGGAACCCCACTATTTACAGTGTAGCCACTTCTGAAGTGGAAACATTGACGATAGAGAGTGCATCTTACAAAGTAGTCAGAGTATCAGATAACTTAAAGGTAATTGATTATGGAACTGGTTCCAACTTGCACACAATGCTTTCATACGATGTATCGGGAAATTACTTCGACTTGGATATGAAATTATTAGAACCAGATTATATGTATCAAATTTACTTGACATTCTTTGATTCACAGGCTAATACTTGGAAAGAGCAAAAAAATAGTTTCAAATTTAGAGTAGAAAAGAATGAGCCTTAAAGAATTATTTCAAGACACACAAAAAAATGAAAGTTTTTCACAAGAGCAGGTTGAGCAAGAAGTTCAATCTGAGGACTACTTAAACGAATTTGTTGATAAAACAAATGAATTTATTCCACAGGTCGATTTTTCAAAACCAGAAAACTTTGCTTTCTTTGGATCTGCTGAGAAATACTATTCTGACGCATTTGATAGAATAATCAATCTTTATCCATATGATGGCTCTAAGTCAGAGAAACTAAAATGGCGTAATGAATCAACTTTAATTGATCGTTGGGTATATGATAATAAGTATCCAAAGTCAACTGGTTATGCTGCATTCTCAGCCAATGGTTGGGGCACTCTAGCAACTTCAAAAGCTTCTGGTTATGGTAGTCCAACAACACAAGAGTACATTTACGTTAAAGGTGGGCCAAACACTGGTTCTACAACATCAGCTACTCTCAAAGATACGTTTACTGCTGCCAACATTTATGATGCTACAAACAAGCAAACGTCTAATCTTTTATTTGATTTAGCATCATCTGATGGTGGTATGACAGTAGAGTTTTGGCTTAACAAAACAGCGTTTGACAACACAAAGACTGAAAAAGAAGTAATATTTGATCTTTGGAATGGTGAAGCAAGTTCAAGTACAGGCTACGGACGCTTTACTCTAGAACTTACTTCTAGTGGTAGCCCATTCTTAATTACTGCACAATCTGGTACAAGCGGCGTGTTTCAAGCCGCAGTTGGTTCTAGCATAAACTCTTCTTATATCCTAGATGGTTGGCATCATTACTCTTTCACGGTATTTAATAATTCTTCACAAATTGGAATAAACTTCTATACTGATGGTCAACTGTCTGAGCAAATATCAACTGGTACTTCTATTAATGAAGTAACAGGAACTCTAACAGCTTATGTCGGTGCTTTAAGAACTGCTGTATCTGGAACTTCCACAGGTACTGGTTGGGGCAAGCTTTCCGCTTCATTAGATGAATTTAGATTTTGGAAAACCAAGAGAACATCTAAGGACATTGGTAGATACTGGTGGACAAATGTAGACGGTGGTTCTAATACTGATGATTATGGTATTTATCTTGGCATTTACTATAAGTTTAACGAAGGTATCGTAGGCACAACCTCAAAAGATCAAATAGTAATTGACTACTCTGGTCGTACTACAAATGGATATTGGTTTGGATACGGTAGTAACTCAAGAAACACAGGAAGTGCGTTTACAGCTTATACTAGTGCTTCTTATGTTGAAGTTGGCGATCCAATACTCTATTCATCACATTCAGAATATACCAATCAATTAACTGCTTTAACCGTTACAGGTTCAATACACGATTCTCAAAATAATTCAAAATTGTATACCTTCTTCCCTTCTTGGGTTGTGGACAGTGATATACAACATGGTGAAGAGCTAAGTAAATTAACTCAAATAGCAGCAAGTTATTTTGATACTCTCTACCTACAAGTCAAATCTTTAACAGAAATAAAGAATAATTTTTCCACAATTGGTAGACAAGAAGGCGTTTTAGATGGAACTAATGAGTTAAACCAAATAACTGGTACGCTACCAACTTATGATAAGCCACTACCATTTGCTAAAGCATTATTAGATTCTAGCGGCTTAATAACGCCAGAAATTTTAACAGATGCAACTCTAATAGAGACACTTTTAAATCGTAATGAAAATATTAATTATGACGATACAATATCAGATATAAAGAATACAATATATTTCAATCTTTATTCAACACTTATTAATGCATTTAAAACAAAGGGAACAAAACGCTCTTATAATAATATTTTGCATTCTTTTGGTATTGATGAAAAATTAGTTAAAATAAATACTTATCCAACAAATACAACCTTATATTTTGATGATAATACAAACTTAATTTCTCAAAAAAGAAAAGTTGTAGATTTTAACAATTCAGATAGATATATGGGAACTGTGCATCAGTATTATGATGCTTCAAACACAAATTCAATATCTTTTATCTCTGGTTCAATTGTTAATTCTTCTTTGACAGTTGAATGTGAAGCCTTGTTCCCATATAAAATCTTTAATGATGATAAAGTGTCAAGAGCTTTCTTCACAGAATCATCTATATTTGGTGGTCACACAGCCCAATCAAATACAGATTTAAGTTGGGCTACAAACGATTATTTTAACTTTGTTGTCAAAGCGCACAGACCAAATCTAGAAAGTACAGATGCATACTTTGAATTATCTTCTTCAGTATTTGGTTCTTTAACTTCAAGTCTTTACTATGATGTTTATAACAATGAAAAGTGGAACTTTGCCGTTAAGGTATATCCAACTAAATATGAAAACATTGATCTTGTAAGTGGTGCAGATGGAACTTATACAGTAGAGTTTTATGGTGTAAATGCGGTATCAAACGCTGTACAAAATGTCTTTACTGTTACTGGAACAGTTTCTAATACCGCTGGTGATAATGCAGTAACAAGCAATAAAAGACTGTTTGTTGGCGCACACTACAACAACTTTACTAGCTCAGTATTACAATATTCAGACACTAAAGTATCTTACTTAAGATACTGGAATACTGAATTGACCAATGATTCAATTTTACAACACGCATTTGACACATATAACTACGGAACAGATAAGCCAGCTAATAGTGCATATCTAAACACAACTGGTTCTTATATACCAGAAATTGAAACATTAACATTAGAATGGTCATTCAATCAAGTAACTGGTTCTGATGTAAGTGGACAATTCATTGTCCAAGATTTAACTTCTGGTTCTGTAACACAAAGCAAAGGTTACCCAAATTGGTTTAATAATATTTCTAAATATCAATATACAGGTAGAGGCTTTGAATTCCCAGAAAGTAGCACGCAAGTTATAGATACAGAATATTTTGCAACTGAAAAACTTAAACTCCCAGAAGTAGTAAACAGTTCAGATATGATCAATATCTTGTCAGAAGACGACGAAGCTTTTACAACCGATTCAAGACCAGAGCTTTATATTACTAGATTTGAAAAGAGTATGTATCAAAACATTTCTGAAGAAATGATAAATATGTTTGGTACTCTTGTAGAGTTTAATAATTACATTGGTAGACCAATACACAAGTATCGTACAGAATATAAAGATCTGCGTTATTTAAGAGAATTGTTCTTTTCTAAGGTTCAAAATGAACCAGATCTAGATAGATATTTAGAACTATACAAGTGGTTTGATACTTCAATTGGTGTTTTCTTAGCACAATTAACTCCAACAACTTCACAAGTTACAACAAAATTAGAAAATGTAATTGAAAGCCATATACTTGAAAGACCAAAATACCAACACAAATATCTTGCTATTAACTCTAAGGCACAAGATCCAGAAGATTCAGCAAGCGGTATCAACAAGCATTTATATAACTGGAAGGTTGGTCACAGACCTTTAACCAACTCAGAACAACAAAATGCTTTGTACTGGAAAGAAAGAGCAGAAAGAACTGGCGCAAGAGCCGCTATACACTCTGCTTCTTTACAAGTTTTTGATAGAAAACAATCATCACCATATAGATTTGCATTAGAAAGTAAACCAACAATAAAGGGTGGTGTAAACTTTGAGTCAAACAAAAATTTAGATTTTGTTAAAATCAATACTGCTCCACATGGCGCATTAGATGCGGACGAAATGATACAACCACCAGCAAATTACTTGTTTGTTGGTGTTGAAAATACATCTTCTTTATTAAAAGTTGAAGACACACTAGATCCAACAAAGAAGAGAAAATATAGCTTTAAAGTAGTATCTGGCAAGGAATTCAATCCTTCTTCACAAGGCTATAGCGAAGTAATTGATAGCACAATAGCATTACCAGCTAACTTCATTAGCGGTACTGTTGTTGGCGGTTATCACGATCAAGTAGCAGAACAATTTATAAGTGGTGTAATAATAACCAATATACACAATGATACTTATGGTTCTTCTAATGAAATTCCAATGCAAGGTCCATTTACTGCTCAATGGGTTGGCGGAAATCAATCAAGACACATTGATTTAAATACTGGTAACGATTCTTATCTAACAAGACCAGAAGCTTGGAAAATATTACTTGGTTTAGGTATAAGTGGTAGTGCTGGTGTTGTTGGAAATGAGGAATATCAAGCTGCACTTGGATGGGTTGGAGCAGATTATCCGTTCCCAGAAGGTAATGATTTTGATCCATCATATCCCGTAGTAGCACATAAGAGAGCTACATATCTAAGAGAAGAAACAGCCAAACGTCCAGTAAACATTAAGAATATTCAATCTACAACAACTACTGCTTCTAGATTAGGCAATTATAGATCAAATTACGAAGTTATTCATACGTTTGGTAGAACAAACAATGATAGAGAACTTATTGATGCCGTCAATCCCGGTACTGAAACAGAACTATCTGGTGTTTTAAGAACCAATACAACAACAGGAAGAGTTGATTTTACTCTACCAACAAGACAAATACTAAAGACGGTTGTTGGTTCAAGATTCTCCGCTCCCGGTGGTTATAGATATTCTTCAAGAGGATACCTCAATAGATATGCAGAAGAACTGTCTGCATATAATGCTATGTCATTTAGAAACAGAGAAGTTATAGGTTCTCCACACGGCTTAGGCTCAACACCAAATGTTGAAGTAGTATCTGGTGCATTGGGAACTGGCTCTTTGGTGGCTTTAGCTTTACATTCAGAAAATGGTTATGTAAGTGGAACAACAATTCCTTCTTTCCATAAGGTAAATAAGAATCCTGTTTACTCTGTTGTAGAAAATACAGAAGTCCTTGAAGCAGACTACGATAATGGTTATTTCCAACACCCAATACCACAAATGGATGCTGGTTATTCTTGGATCAGAAAATCACTATCTAATGGTGCTATATCTGGTAACTTAGCCTATATTGGTGCCAATATGGGTTATACAGTACCATCTGGCTCTACTTCTGGTTCAATAACACAAAATTATTCTTTTTTAACCTCTGGTGAGGTTGGTATTAATGTAAACGAGTTTGGAGAACTTTATAATGGTGTTTCTTCTAGCGAATTTACACCAGTAGATTTTATAGGCTTACATACATCAATAAGAGATGAACTTTATGGTTCTGAATATCCTAAAACATTAGGAACAACAAATTTTGAAAATTATTATTTTGAAGGTATAAACTATAACGATCATCAGATAATAGGTGCAGTAACAGATAAATTTTACAGTAATGGTATTTTGTCAACTTTATCAGAAACTGGTTCTTCTGGTCGGTCTGCGTTGCAATTCTATAACTACAGTGTCTTCGGCGGGCCAATTCCAGAACATTTTCTTAAAGATGTAAGCACAACTGGTGGACAAGAATTAAGTAGTTTTGTTTTTTCTCCACCAACATATATGAAACCAGATGGTACTGGTTATTACGTACTTGGAATTTATAACCAAGCTTCTACGAACAATGCAGCTAGTAACTTTTCAAAAATATCAGAATTTAATAGACATTTAATTTTTCAAATTAACAATGAACAACCATATGATTTTGACAATTCTTTGGTAACTAAATATCAAAGTGTTAATATAAATTTTTCTTCTCAACCAAGTGCTAGTACAATTATTAAATCTTTTACATTCCATCCTTCTGGAACTTATCTTTATTTATTTGAAACAGAAAATAGAACAATAGTTCAATTACCATTAAATACACCTTGGGAAATAGATTCTATTCCCTTTACTTCTTCTATAATCACATCATCAAACTATAGTAGTTTAGGATTTACTTCAACATCATCTATCACACCAATAGTAAGCACATTAGAAAGTAGTTCTTTTAGTATTTTAACAGAATTAACTGGTGTAAGTGATCTTTTACTTAAATCATTTCCAATAGCTTTTGATCCACACTCTATTCCACAGAGAGTCAGTTCTAGTTTTTATAACATGAACTGGAAACCAGATGGAACTAAATTATTTTTTGGTATACAAAATAAATTACTTGAATATAGTGCTTCTGTACCTTGGGAAGTTTCAAGTCTATCTTATTCTGGATATTTAAACAGTCCTTTTAGTAGTTCTATTGCTAGAGTGGAGTATGAATTTACTAAAGATGGAAAAAATATCTTCTTTGTAAATAATAGTTGTAGTATTGCTGATGCTGGTATATCGGGTACTGTTTACCTTTATGATTACACTTTTCAAATAGCAAAACAAAATTTATCTAATACTTGGACAGTTTATAATGAAACTGGAAGTTATGAACTTTTACAAAATGTTACAATTAAAAATGCAAGCGACACATCTGGTATTGAATATCCGGCATATCTAAATGATCGATTGGGAAAAAATTATGTTATTACAAGACATTTTGATCAAAAAAATAAATATAGTTATCAAAGTTTGTTTATGTTACCTAGAAAAAATCAATTAACAACTAAAATTGATATGATAAGGAATAAATTAATATACGAAGATGACACTCATATGTTATTAAACGGCATACTTCTTAACAGAAATGGTCCTTATGGATATCCAACATTTAAACAAATAAGAACAGGAGAAACAAAAGCAGTAAGAGATTCAAAGAAAAATCTTTATTTAACAAATACAAAAGAAGAAAGAATAAAATTAAATCAAAATGTAGTAACCGATGTAACAAATTATTATAAAGAACCTGTTATTAATATAAACAAACCTGTTGTTTCAATTATAAAAGATACACAAACTAATTCTCTTGTATTTATCAAACACACACAAGATAACAATATAAATTATTTTTCCAATAAAGAACTAAATTCTGATCTTGGTTTACCAAATAAAAAAGACGAATTACAAACCGCAGATCAAGTATTGTCTCTCTTATCCGATCCAACAAATACAAGATATAAATTAAAAAAGACTGTTTATACAGAAGAAATATATCCAAAAATTGAAAACTATTCTTTGATTGATTCAAGAATTAGAACAGTATTTGATTTTCCATATTATACAAATAGAAGTGATAGAGACACAGAACTTACCTCTCCAATGTTTAATTTAGATGGAGAAGCAAAACAATATGCAAACTATGATTTTAATACATCAGAACTACAAGATAATATTTATTTAAAAGATTATATTTATGGTAATGAAGTAATATTTTCTCGACGTACATCGGTATCCACTAGTAAAGTACATGAGATAATAAGCTTATTTTATGATAATAAAAATAAAATATTTTTTAAACCAGATGGTAAGTATTTGTACTGTCTTAACTCTGTTTCATCAATAACAAAAAATTCTTCTTCTATAGAAAATAAAAATAGTTTATCAGTTATTCCACTATCTGTACCTTGGGATATTAGCACAATAAATGTTCAAGAAATTAATAATATAATATTTAATGATTATAGAGTTAATAATTTTGTTGGTTTTTCACCACCTTATGCACCTTATGGAAATTATACCTCTTCGTTAAATTATACAGATTTTTGTTTTTCCTCAGATGGAACAAAAATGTTTCTTTGTACACCATTTATTGATAATTCTACCACAACAGTATATGACAGCACTCTTTCTGTTGCGTCTGTTCTCTTTTTTACTCAAAATCTTATTCTATCTTCTTCTTATATATATTCTTTTGATGTAAATCCACCTTGGGCCACAGGATCATCGGCTGTTCTTACAAGAACAAGTAATAATGCACCAAGCATAACAGGATCTTTTACTATAGCTTCTCCAAATAAACTATTTTTTAAACCAGATGGAACTTCTTTTTATGTAGCATATGCTTCTGGAAATTTACAAAATTCATCTTATCGAGAGAGTACTGCACCTTATAGAAACATAAATCAATTTAATTTATCAACCGCTTGGACGTTACCAACAGGTTTATCAGAACCATATGAATCAAATGTTCTACTTCCTACATCTGATAACGGAGAAATAGAATTTTCTTTTGATGAAAAAGGCAGTAATTTAATTGTTTTTACACTTGAAAATGAAAAAACAAAAACTTCATTATATTCTTTATCTACACCTTGGGATATACGAACTTGCTCTTTTATAACATCAAGTATTAGTGATTTAAAATTTTATAAAAATATATTCTTAAGACAAGATACAAATAGAGAAAGAATGCTGTTTGCTAATACAGAAACTTATGTTAGTTCCTCAGATACAAGTGATTGGAGTATGCAACATGGTCAACTTTATTTACAAAAATTTACACCTATTGAAGCAGTTAAGAATCCTTTATTGTCTCAATCTATTTGGCCTCTTGATGGAGCCTCGGAATATACTACATCTTCTATGGGTCTAAATTCTGTAGTAGGTATCTTACAAAACAATAACACACTAGTTTCTTCATCTACCGAAGATGTTGTAATTAATAGTAACAAGAAATATTTATTTCCCTCTCCTTTGTACGCTCATAAACTAACTTCTTATTCTTATTATTCCGCCATTAGCCCAACATTGCCAAACTCTTCAAAAAATAATGTATTTTATAGTCAATCTTTCGGAACCTCATTTGCACAATTAGATTCTACTTTAACTTCATCATTAGCGTCAGATCGAGTGTTACAAAGTACACAAATCATATATAACAACACACCTTGGACTGCTGCAAACTTAAGAGGAAAGGGTCCATTTAATAATTCTTACGAAGATGCAACTATATTATCAAAATATAAAACACAAGAATATTCAATTTTACCAGAGTTTACAATTTCAGATAAAGTTGTAGAATATGATACAAAATTTAATAATTCAAGTAGCTTTGTAGATAATTCATTTTTAACTTTAACAGGTTCTTTGTTGAGTTCTTCTTTAGATAATGAATTTTATGAAAGATATGCTTATACCAACAACATAGAAGGTTTATTAACATATAATCGTAAGATAAATAACAAAAATTTACCAAACACAAAACTAAAGAAAAGCCTCAAATTAACATTTGAAGGATTATTAAAGTTTATTCCTTACAACGGATTTTACCCAGTTCAAAGAAGCCTTGATATTGTTGAAAGATTTAATGAATCATATAAAGATGGTTTAAGCTTTTTTTCTGTCGCGGCTAGTGGCTCTGGAACTCCTTCAAGCGGCAGTGAAATGTTTTCATCTAGTGTTGCGTTTGATGAAAATAAACAATTTGGATTACGTTCATTCATAACTCCTCTTTTTGCTCCCGGTTTGTTATATAATACTATTAAAGCAGGTATTGCAGTTGATTATCCAATTCTTACTTCATCTTTAAGTTCATCAGAATATTATCTAGTTTCTGGTTCTGCTGCACGTAATAGAAATAGCAAAACTGCTCTGATAAACAATTCGCAATTTGATTTAAGATTACCATTCGAAACCTTAGTGGAACCAGAAAATTATATCAAGGGTATTAATATAATTGATCAAATCCCATCAAGTAGTGTTGGAAATCTAAACATAAACGTAACCTCTTCATGGAATGGAGAGGGTGATGATTATTACAAATACATGATCAACAATTATTTGGCAGAAATACCAAACTTCTTCCTAAAAGAACAAAAGATTAGTGCTATAAAATCAGTTCCAGTAGTTGGTCAAGGTATTACAATCAATACAAATCAAGTTAATAGAGAGTTCAGAGCAGTTGTTAAACTAAAGAAAACAACTTCTGAACTACCAAGATTTACAAGTGCTATTATAAATTCTATTACAGATGAATCTAGCAAAAATAACGTTATTGAATTAAGTAAGAATCAATATCAATATCCAAGACCACAAAAATTTGGTGAAGAAACAATAACTGTTTATTCTAATCCAAGCGCATTTGGCCCTCCTGTTGCTGCTGGTTTTATATCTGCATCTACTGGACAGTCGGACAATTATACATTTAATCTGTTTGATTCTACAAATGGTTATTATTCGCCATATACCCCACCATATCAAGATGGTGAATCATGGATATTGTTGACTTATAAACCAACAACAGTTGGTAAGTTCACACTAGATGACGTTATAGCCAATACTTCAGCTTCATTCTTAAGATATGAGCTTGATCAATATTCCGGTATACCAATACAAAAAGGATTTTATACTGTAAATGGTGTTCAAGCTTCTTCTTCTGGTCCTATGGCATTGTACTCAAGTTCTGCTGGTATTGTAGACAGATTAAACACAAATGCAATGCAATTATCAGCCAGTATATTTATAAGTGTAGACAATATCTCTGCTGGTGAAAGAGCAGGAAGAACAATCGATGGTGGTGATCAAGTTTCTGTAGCAGATAAGAGACAATTGGTTATATCAACTAAATTTGAGACACCAATTCTTGATTTTAATTATGCAAGAATGGTCCGCGAACTTACAGCTTCACATACGCAAGTTATGGGTGCTTTTGAGTCCCATCCTAGTGGTGCCATTAGCTCTTCTACAGCAATACCAAAAGATTTAGGTATGTGGCATCAATATGGCCTAATACCAAGAGACAAAGCTGGTATTTATATGTCTATCGAAAACGTACCAAACAGTTATAGACGTTATGGTAGAGAAACAGGTCTTGTTTTGACAGCATCTAGTGCAATACCAAATAGAAATCCTGCTCTTACTGGCTCTTTAATAGATTTAATTGGTGGTTTTGAAAATTCATCCACAAAAATTGGTGTCTTAGCTGATACAAAAGAAATTAAAGAAGCAGTAGTCGCTATACCATTTGTTATTAAAAACAACAGAAGAAAATTCTTTATAATCAATAAAGAAACAGTTAGAAATTATAAACAAAATCAAACAGGAAGTATTTCTAATTCATTAATGCAACAATTTAATGCAATGAAAGAATATGTTTTCCCACCACAATTTGATTTCTTAAATTATAAAGTTGCTGCTACAGCTATGTATGTTTTTGAATTTACTCACACACTATCCAAGAGAGATCTCCAAGATATATGGCAAAACATAATGCCAGAGATAGGAGAACACGATAAATGGAAGATTGAGCAAAAAGTTATTAAACATGAACTTAATAACAATGAGATAATCACTCCTACTCAATTTGATAAATCAGAAGAAATACGTTGGTTAGTATTTAAGGTTAAAAAACGCGCTGCTTCTAGCTACCACGAAATGGTTGGTAAAAACTTTGTTAATAAAGAAGAGTGGGTAGACACAAGTATTCCAAAGATAACTTATAATTGGCCTTATGACTTCTTTACGATAATTGAAAGCGGTAAGCTAACCGCTGAATTAGAAATTGAATCAACAGACTAATAAATGATGTTAGCAACTAATTAAAACATGGCTACCTTTTTTGATTTTAAAGAAGAAGTATTAGATTTTGAACTAACCTCATATGGCAAGCTACTTTTATCCAAGGGAATGCTTAAGCCATCTTATTATTCTTTTCACGATGAAACTGTAATATACGATAAAAAATATGCAGGCATAGCAGACAACACCCAAAATAATATAGAGCCAAGAATACAAGAAGAAACACCAATGCTTAAAGTATTGGCAAACGACTTCAGCATTGAAACAGCAAGAAAAGAAAAATTAAACATAGAAGAAAAAAAGTTATATTCTAAACTCTTTTCTCTTTCTACTGCTCCAACACAAATTCAAAATGCTCCAAGTTGGAATGTTGTAGCACTAAAAAACACTTTATTATCTGCAAGCTATACAACAACAAGCACAACTGGACAAAATTTTAATATCCCTCAGTTGTTCTTCTCTTGTTCTTACAAGGAAGAAATAAGGCTTGATAAACAATATTTACAAGTTGTTAAAGACTATGGTTTAAATTCTTTTAACGATGATACAATTACTCTTGAAAATTCACCATTTGGTAGTTTTTCAATTGATGGTATTTCAATAACAACTTTAGAACAAAAATCAGAAGTTGATAAAAAATTCAATACATTTTTAGTTTCTAAACATTTTCAAGATGGAACAATATACACAATTGAAGAAGATGAAATTATAATTGATTTAACGCAAGAAAATGTTGGAATTGAAGAAGAATATGAAATTGAAATTTTTAAATATGAAAAAGATAAAAATGGAAATGAAATAGTTGTTCCTCTTGATTTTATAATGAAAGAGAATGAAATGATTGTTGATGATCTTCTGGTTGATGTTGATGAACAATTTAAGATATTAAACTTTGATAAAAATAAAGTTGAATATTATTTCAATCTAACAACAGATCAAGAAATAGATCAAAAACTTATATGCAATATAATACAACCATTAACAAAAAATAAAGGTATTAACAACAACCTTAGATGTAAAAATGCAGATGGACGAATCTCTACTGACGGTTTGTATAACAATAATTTAGTTGGTGGTTCAAATGTTACTAGTGATGGTGCTAATGGTGGTGTATTGATCAATACAGATAACCAAACGGGAGTCTTAGATCCAACTAAAAGTGATGGTATAGTTATTTGCTAAGGAATAATAAAAATGGCTAATTTATTACCAAAAATAATATTTGATAAAATAACATTAACTAGTGATAATTCAAAAGCATTAGTCGTAGACGATCCTCATGTACAAAGTTCTTTAGAGGGAACATATAAAAGAGGAACAAATGTATTTTCTATGGCTGTTAATCTATCTGCTTTTGATGTAGGTGATGAACTTGCAGAATCTGGTTGGTTGTCATTTTTGACAGAATTTCAACAATACTTGTCATATATTAAAGTTGCTTTTGCAATAACTTACAAAAAAAGTGATGCAGACAATTTTAATTCTAATATAGCTAAAAATGATATATCACTTCCATACTCAATAATTGTTAAGTCAAAAAAAGAATCAGAAAAACTAATATCAAAGGGAACTAACCGCATTCGTGCATACCCCGGTGGAATCTCTTATGGCACATTTGGATTTGAATCTTTACAAAAAAAAGAATTAAATTTATCTTCTTTTTTAGATGCCAATAACAACTATAAAGTTCCAATAAATTTTACTGTTTACGATATACCAAAAAATATTGAACATTTAGAAATTTTTGCTTTTCCATATTTAGATGTTTTAGATGATAAAACACTTAATTTAGAAGTTACCCAAGCGTTGGCTAAATTATCTGAAACATTAGAAACACCATATGGCTACTCTTTTAATGTAATAAAAAATTCAGAAGTTCAAAAATTAGAAATTATAAACAACTCAATTATAACAGATGATGTTGTTAAGTTAAAACTTAAATTACCTAAAGATAATATTATAGACAAGTTGAATCTAACTTATAATTCTAACTTAAAAAGAAATTCAATATCTGAACTTTACGAATCTAAGAGCGAAGAAAATCAACAAACTTTATTCTTTTTTATAAATAAAAATAAATTAAAGTTAGATAATTCAATTTTTTCAAACTCTTTTAAAAATAGAGAACAAATTCCACAATCTGTTTTGAATGTTTTGAGTAGTTCTTATTTTGAAATTCAATTAGTAAAAACTGAAATAAATGAGAATGATGAAAAAATAACAAAGAGTAACAAATACTTAAACGTTATAAATTACAGCTTAAGTACTGATGTAGTAAATATTGATTATAAATTTAATTTTATACCAAACGTATTTGAAAATATAGATTTGTATTATTTTACACAACAATCTAAAGATGAATACAATATAAATACAACATATGGCTTGAGTATTAATTTATTTGATTCGTTAGTTGATAAATTAAGAGAATATAATAGCGTATTATTAAAAAATTTGAGTTCGTTAAGAGATTATTATGAATTTATAAATAAACCAGTTTCATCTGGTGGGTTCTATGATTTAAATACAAATAGTATAAAAAACATACAAGTTCTTCAAACTATGTTTTCCACTATCAATCAAAATTCAAGTAATAAATTTTATGTTCCAAATCCAAATACAGCAAAACAACCAGCTTTGTTGTTTTCAGAACAAATAACAAAATCATTTATAGATTCTTTAAGTTATGTAAAAGATCTTTTTAATTTAAATGTTGACATACCTAATTTAGAAATTGTGATTAAAAATTCTTTGATACCAGAACTAACAAACTTAGAAGGAATACAATTTGTCATTAACTTACATGAAAATTTGATTGAAAATTTGTCACCAATTTTAAATAAAATTAAAAACTCACAATCAAAAAAAGCTAACAAAAATGGTGTAAGCAATCCAAATAGTGGTACAGGAGGCAAATTTTTTGTTACTCTAGAACATCAGTTTGTTTACAAATCAAAAACAACATTTTATAATGATTTTAAAAATAATAATTTATTACTTACTATTTTTCAAAATCTTAATTTTATAATTGAAAATAGTGAATATCCAAAAATTACTTCCTTTTCTAATGTTCCAACTCAAGCATTTTACCCACAAAATGTAAAACTGTACAATAGGGAGTTGCAGATTAGAAGTACCACACCGGCATTGGATTCTGCTTATACAGACTCAGCAAAGTTTCTTTTTATGTTTTATAATGATTTAATCAAGAATTCTGTTTCTACTGAAAGTTCTTTTGAATTTTCAAAAGACTTAGATGATATAAATTATGATTCTGTCTCTTCCGTATTGGCAAGTAAGTTTAACATTATATCAACTGATATATTGTTAGATGATTCAACGGCACAACAACAAATACAAAACTTTTCTTATAAATCTCTGACTAAGTTTGATAGTAATTCTGGTATTGAACAAGTAGAAGAAGATTCCTCGTTTGCAACAGATAAATCTGATCTAATTACAAGACAGCTTGAAACAAGAGATAATCGATTAAGTCCTAACAATTTTAACACTTTTGGCGTCGGTGCAAAAAAAGACATTAAGCAATCTTTGATAAACAAGAATTTGTCTCAAATCGCAGATAGTGTTGATTATTTGATATATAATATTGCTCTAAAAAATTTAAATATAAATATCAATCAACAAACATCAGTACAACTATTTTTACCATTGTTCAAAATTCAAATACTTAAATCATTTGACTCAAATATATTATCAGCACCTGTATGGGAAGATTTAGGACAATCTACAAATTTAACTGGTATAAAAATGGCAAGAATAATTTTTACACGACCAAACGATGAATATGTTAGAAAAGCCTTGAAAAATTTTGAATATCCAAATAAATACTTTATAATAGGAACTCCATAACATTATGTCTTTTACAGGAATATCAAAAACAAATTATATTGTTTCTCAAGGCTCTTATGGAAATCCACAAGATATAAGAGATAGATTTATTCAAAGATTATTTGTTGATAATGGTCTTTTGTTACAATTAAAATTATTTGATGCTATTATACCCGAATTAAACGCTCAAGGGATCACCACAAACGAAGGTGAAAAATTAAGGAACCAATTAAGAGAAGAATTGCGACAACAATCACAAAATAATAATTTATCACAAGGTATTGTTGGAACAGGTCAAGATGGGCTTGTTGGTTCAATTGGTCCACAAGTAATTTTTGATGGTAGTAGTAATGTTTCTCAAATAACAATAGATAACAATCAACTTCAAACACTAAACATAACGACACCAACTATACAATTATTAAACGATATATCTTCATCTGCTGTACCAGATATAGTAGATTCAAACTTATTTACAAACGATAGAGTTGGTAAAGATATTAATCTAATTGACGACTATGAATTAATTTTACAACAAATTGATGCTGATGTACAAAATATTAAAAATTTTGATGATTTTGCTGCTTTATTATTTAAAATTGGTGGGAATATAGCTGATCCAATAAAATCAATAAGAGGAAATTATTTCATTATTGTTAATAATACTGTTGAAAGAATAAAGCCAACAGATTTAATTTCACAACTTTTTGAGGTAGCATCCTATAAAGTTAGTTCTCAACAAAAAAATCCTCCTCCAAGAGAAATAGAATTAAAGCATAGAAAATATTATGCCATGTATCCAAATATACCAAAATTTATAAATTTATTATCGACATATTTTAATAAATTTATACTTAATTCTTATTATTCTACTTCTTTAATTGTAAGATTATCAAGAGCTTGTTTAAAATATGTATTAAATAAATCTTTGCTTAATAGAAGAACTTATGAGGAATATGCTTTTTCTTATCAAACTCCTTTAGAGGCTGATCTAGTACAAAAAACTAATTTTGGTAATTCTTTGTTTTATGACGTAAAAACAGAATACAATTTTTATAGTCAACTTTATGAAGAAACAATAAAGTCAAATAATGTGTCTGAAACATTGCTTCCAAATTTATATTTAGTAACTCACCCTTCTGTATCGGAAAATAAAGACGGATTACCACTTGAGCATGTAACTTTGAAAAAAAATATGATTCCAAGATACGATCAATTTTACTTTGAAAATTGGGCCAAAGCAGTAAGTAAAATTACAGATATTAACAGTTTGCAATCGTTAAAATCTTCTATGACTAATATTGGTATACAAAGACAAGATTTTATAACATTATCTGATAAAAATCTTGATAGAGAAGATTTTCCAATGTATACAACTATAAATTTTTCTACAACAAACGTAGATGATAAATATAGTTTTATTGATGTTATAAACAAAGATCCATTTGTAGTACGTGCATTTTCATATGGTTTTTCAAACTTTTCTGTTCCTAATTTTATAAATACTCTTGAAACTCGTTTATTTAATAACCTACATGATAATCCAACTTTGATTGAACAAGGAATCAAAATCATTAAACAAAATGAGTTTATAACTGTGCAGAGTGTTTATAGTTCAAGTACAAAGCCTTTAATTTGTTTTGGATTAAATATGGAATTAGGCGCAGTATTAGAATACACAGGCAGTCCTATTAGAGATTATTTTTTTACAGCAAAAGATAATAAATCAAATGATTTATTTACTTTTTTAAATCCTCTTGAGTTTAGTAACAACGGTATTTCTAATAGATCAAGACTTGTAGAACTTATTGAAAGAACAAAACAAGATCAAAACAAAATAAATTATTTTAGCAATCGTCGTATTGATTTATTTAATCCACCAAAAGAAATACAGAACTCAGAAACAATGTTATATAGAATAGCAAAATATCGTGTTTCTTTTGTTAATGGACAAAAAACAAGACAATTAATACAAAATTATTATGTTCCAAATTTTTCTGATGTTGCAAACTTTTCAATGTACGATACTCAAATAAAATATGGATTTAGTTATGAATACGAAGCAACTGCATTGCAACTGTTCTTTTCCAATACCTATACCTATTATCCAATTATAAAAGAAGAATTTCCATCGGGACGTACCCCAGTTCTTATAACAGATAATGGTGCTAGTCTAGAGGTTACTACTGCTGTTGAACCAACTCGCGTAGGAGATCAAAATTTTATTTATAGTAATCCAGTTAAATATACAATAGGTTCATTCAAAAATGTAGAAATTTCTACACCATATGTGTTTTTCTTTCTTAACGATATGAATACGCTTGATAATATTTCATTTTTAAAACTTATGGAAACTCCATATTTTACAAAACAAATACTTGTGAGAGATAGTCCACCAATCACACCAGATGTAAGTGTCGTATTTTTTAAAGATGTATCAAATGTAGTTAAATTTATGTTTAATTCTCAAACTGGCTTAAAGTATGAAGAGCCAATCATAGTGGAAAATGCAGATAAACAAATGTTCGATACTATCAAACTAGCACAAGAAAGATATGAAGAAAAAACAATAAAGTTTGAATCAGAAGACCCACCATCTTACTTTGAAGTATATAAACTAACAACAAAACCAACAAGTTATAAAGATTTTCAAGGCTCAAGAGTTTATCAAGTTTTACCAAAGTTTGAAAGTTTTGCTGGTGATGTTGTAGATTTAATAATACCAAATACAAAAAATTATTATATGTTTAGAGTAGTAGACGTACACAATCAAGTATCTAATCCAACTTCTTGTTTTGAAATTGAAATTGTTAACGATAATGGTAAAGTTTATCCAATATTAAACATAATAGATTTAAAACCAAAACCAGAAGAAGAAAACAAAACCAAAAAATTAAAAAGATTCTTACACATTAAACCATCAACAAATCAAAAAGAAATAAGATATCAAAACAATAATGATTCATCTGCTCTAACAAACAAAATAGATATTGGTGCAAATGATTCTGTATGGGGAAGAAAGTTTAAAATTCGTGTTAAATCTAAGTTATCGAATAAAGTAGTGGATTTAAATGTGACTTTTGATAAACAACATATAATTTCAAAAGATGAAAAAGATTTAACATCTTAATTTGTTTTTAATTTTTCATACTATTTAAATGAGAGGTAATAATAATGGCATTTTTAGATAACAGCGGCGACATTATCCTTGATGCCGTTCTAACTGATACAGGCAGAGCCAGATTAGCTAGGGGTGATGGTACATTCCAGATTGCAAAGTTTGCTTTTGCTGATGATGAAATCAATTATCGTTTGTATGACAAAAATAGTGCAAGCGGTTCTGCTTATTATGACCTCAGTATCTTACAAACACCAATTCTTGAAGCATTTACAAACAATACTTCAACAATGAAAAATTTGCTTCTATCAATCACAAGAACTAACTTGCTTTATCTACCAGTAATGAAGATTAACGCAAACGGAGCAGGCACTCCCGGTGTAGATGCTGGTTCAAGATTAAGCACACTAAATTCATTTTATGTTGGTGTTGATACAGACACAAAAACTGCTCTATCTACAACTCAAGGATTTTTGGATGGTGTTGAGTTATCAACGTTACCAATAAGAATAGATCAAGGTTTAGACACATCAGAAATTCCTCCATTTTTTGGAATTGATGCAGATCTAAATGAAACTCAATATATTATTGAAATTGATAATAGATTGGGTAGAATTTATAGCAAATCTGGCGCACAAGGAACACTATCGTTTATAGATGATGACAATATCGCCACTTATTTCGTAACAAATACAGATTTTATAACACCAATTGGTATTCCACCAACTAATACGGCTACCACAGCCTTACAAACCAATCACGTTATTCAAGGCCCAAGAGGAACCGCATTATTATTTAAGATTCAAGCTTCAATTGAATTAAACTCTTCAACTTTCTTGTTCAACACACTTGGTAGTACTACAACAGTTGGCTCTACTAGTTGTTACTATATTGATTCAAATGTGAGAGTTAGAGGCGCAACCACTGGATTTACACTAGACGTTCCAGTTAGATTTCTAAAGAAGGTATAACAATGGCTACAACATATAAAACATTTTCTGCTACCGACGTTGCAACTACAAAAACATTGTTAAACGAGTCAATCCCAATAACTGGCTCTATTGCTTCTGGCACATATTCTGATAGTAATATCAAGAATTACTCTCACCAAATGTTTCAATCAGTTTATGATTATCCTTATTTAAGCTCTTCAGCTAATCATATTTTTGATATTACATTTGGTCATTCATCTGCATCTGCTTTAAGTGGAACATCTGCTACACACGTAGCGGTAACAAAAAAAATAAATATTTATAATCAATTTGCACAACTTTTAGTTGGTTATGATGCAACTGGTAGTATACTTAGATTTGATCAAGATGGTGACTTAACTGGTGGTACAAAACATGATAACTTATTCTTTTTGGCATTCTCAAGATTGTTAGTAAAAGATGAAATTAAAAAAGGTTCTTTTCAACTATCATTAGGTACTGGTTCTAGCACGACTCCATTTTCTGGTATTAGAACTTTATATGATGCTGGTGCTGCAACTGAGTATCGAATAAACTCACCAGCAGGAGAATATGGTTTACTCTACACTAACTCGGCTGGTACTGGTACGCCTGTTGGTCTTGTATACTACCAAGCTGGTATAGCTGCATTTACATCTTCTATGTTTCCAACAGCATCATTTAGTGGAAGTTTTTCATTAAGCGCATCGCTATCCGGCAATAACCAACAAGAAATAGCTAATCAATTTAGAAAAAGATTATATAATATTCAATTTAATAATACTACAGAACTAAATTCAACAATTTATTTCTGTCGTGCAAATCACAATGAGTTTAATTATTCATCAAATCCAACTTATGTTTCTTCAAGTAAGATTGTTGTCAAGAATACCTCAACCGACGCACCAGTTTCTTATGTAACTACAGTCGGTCTATATTCCGCAGATAACGAACTATTAGCAGTAGCTAAACTATCAGAACCATTAAAGAAAGACCCAACAAACGAACTAACAGTCCGTGTAAGATTGGATTATTAAACTAAACTAAAGGTTTATGTTGTGTCATATTACAAATTTAAAAGCCACGACATTCTCATAAACAACTTAAAAACTTTCCCATCTTATAACTTTTATGTTTATGATGGGAAAGTTTATCTTGATAATAAGCCAAGAATTTCTGGTTCATTTACAAATGATATTGGATTAATTCCAACTGGACATTTAAGTTTGTATGAAATAAACGTTGATAGGAATACTAATCAAACTGGTTTAATTTATCCATTTATGACCAAGGATAATGCAAGAGAAGGTTTTGATTCTGTCAGTAGCACTTCGTTTAATACCCTTGGATTTGGTGATATTATAACTGGTTCTTATTTGTTGTCCTCTTCTTTAAGTAGAGATTTTTATACTACTGGTGAAACTAGAAGTAGAATTGATGCTTTAAGAAATACAATTGATTATTATAAAAAATATTCACAAAGATTTAGTTATTCCTCAAGTTATTTTGATTTTTCAAATGAAAAAATAAATCTTCTAAGTGTACCATCAATTTTTTATGGTGAACAAATAAAAAAAGGTTCAATAATATTAAAATATTTTATTACAGGAACCCTTATTGCACAAGCAGAAGATACAAAAAGAAATGGTGAATTAATACAGACTTTACCTGTTGGTTCTCCCGGTTCTGGTTCTGTTATTGGTTTGTGTTTGTATAATGAAGGATTTTTATTATTAACTTCCTCAACTGCTCTTGATGCAACAACAAACGATTATGGCCCAGAAAATGGAAATCCAAGTTGGATTTATTTTGGAACTCACATAAGCGGTAATGTTGATTATAGTGGTATTTCAATTGGACAAGAGAGTTATTCAATTTATTTTGAAGGTATCAATACCGTACCAACGATGACAATGTTTATGAATGCGCCAAAAAATGAATTAAATAATTCAAGCAATCCAACGTTTAAATCATACACAACTGCTTCTTTATTTACAACATCTTCAAATTCATTTATTGAAACACAAAGAGAAATAAAGAATACAGTTTATTCACAATATGCAGATCCAACGGGTTCATTTGAAAAACATACTTATATTACAAGAATTAATGTTTATGATGAAAATAAAAATTTAATTGGTATTGCAAAAGTTTCAAAACCAGTTAAAAAAACAGAAGGTCGTGACTTAACGTTCAAAGTAAAACTGGACCTATAATATGAATACAAAACCAACTTATTTAGGTGTTGACATTAGCACCTCTAAAATAGGCATTGCTCTTATAGACGAAGATAAAAAAGTTTTAGTTAGTGAAGTAATAAAACTAAAACCAGAAAACAGTTTAGAAGATCGTGCTCTAATGTTTGAGAACAAACTATTAAAATTACAGAAGTATTATTATATCTCAGATATCTTTGTGGAAGAAGCTTTTATTGCTTTTGGTGGTGGTAAAACAACCGCACAAACAATGGCTAAACTTCAAAGATTTAACGGTATGTGTTGTTATGTAATACGAAAAGTATTTGAACGAGATTCAGTTCCAGTAGCCGTTAGAAGTGCAAGAAGTAAATTAGGAATCAAGATACCAAAAGGCGTAAAAGATAAAGACGCTAAACAAGTTATTATTGAATGGGCTACATCAAACTTTCAAGATTTTAAATATGATGTTACTGCACACGGCAATCCTTTGCCCGGTACAGACGATAGAGCAGACGCATTAGTAATAGCTGTTTATGGTTTAGATAGCCTAATTAATGTATGAATCTCAAGTATATAAAAAAGAAAAATGAAAAGTTAATACTTGAATTAAATTATCTTTTTGTCGATCTAGAATACCACGAAGAAGTATATAAAGAAGCGCAAGAAGAATTTAAAAAGTCTTTTTATGAAGAAGCTCAGAAATTAAATCTTAATGTAAAAAAACCAGAAAACAATAATGCTACTACTGAAACTGGTATTTCTACAATTGTTCTTGAAAGCAACAATACAGTAACCGATCCAATCGAAGAAGTCGAAGAAGAAAATGATGATGATATTTTTACTTCCTTATTTAAAAAAATAGTAAAGTTGACACACCCAGATACATACGATAAGAATGATAGTGAAAATACCAAAGAAAAAAAACTGCAAACATTCTTGAAAGCAAAGAAAGCAGTTGATACAAAAAGTTGGTATGACATACAGAAAATAGCACTTGAACTTGGAATTGAACTACCAGAACCAAGTAAAGAACAAATTAAGTGGTTAGAAAAAGAAATAACAAGAATAAGAGAAAGAATAACTTTTATAACTTCCACTTATGCTTGGGTATGGTTTCATAAAGAAGAAAACAAAGAAAGTATGATGCACGATTACTTCAAAGTGGTTAAGCTATACCAATGAACAAAACACAAATCCTAAAATCTGCACTTGGCGAGTTTCGTCGGTCAAAAGACGAACTGTTGTTTCTTTGTCCTTTCTGTAAACATCATAAACATAAGTTTAGTGTAAATACAAACACTGATAAATATAAGTGTTGGGTTTGCGATACAAAGGGTGCCAATATTCGTCGTGTATTGAAGCGGTTTGTAAATGCTTCAATCTTGTTTGAGTGGGATAAGATTACTGGTCGTCTTAGTTTGGGTGACCTTGATGGAATGTTTGAACAACAAACAATTCAATCAGAAACTCTTGTTGATCTTCCAAAAGAGTTTGTATCTCTTGCAAACAAGAATCTTCCAAAGACCTCTCTTGCTCCATTGAAGTATCTGCAAGATCGTGGGATATCAAGAGGAGATATCTTAAAATGGAAGATTGGTTATTGTTCCAGCGGTCCTATGGAAAATCGTGTTGTAGTTCCTTCGTTTAATTTGCAAGGATATTGCAACTATTATATTGCTCGCTCTATTACAGATGCATGGCCCAAATACCTCAACCCAGAAGCCTCTAAAGACATTTGTTTTAATGAGCTATATCTCGATTGGGATAAAGACGTAACGCTTGTAGAGGGCGTGTTTGATGCGGTTAAATGCGATAATGCAATACCACTTCTTGGTTCAACATTAAACGAAGCTTCTCTGTTGTTTAAGAAGATTGTGTTTAACGATCCAAAGCTGTATATCGCTCTTGATCCAGATGCGGAAAAGAAAGCAAGAAGAATGATCGATAAGCTAATCGAATATGATCTTGAAATCTATAAAGTTGATGTATCTGGATATGCAGATGTTGGCGAAATGACAAAAGAAGAGTTTTTGAGAAGAAAAGAGTCCGCTACACTAATTAATGATGAATGGCTTTTAGAAAGCCAGCTATTGGCGGTTTGATGAATGAAACTAAAGATTTTATTAAAAGAAACTGGCGTTTATAGACCAAGCGTTCCACAAAACTTAAAAGAATCAGATCTACAAAAAGTTCAAGATTATTACAAGTTAAAAGTAATAGCCCCAATAAGCGTTGAGCTAACTGCTTTTTCTGATGTTTATTTAGTTGAACCAGCAGATGTTTCAAACTACCCACAAAAAGAGTTGGTATTAAAACTTTCTACAGATTCAAATGAATACAGAGCATATAGTGGTATTAAAAATATAAAATCTAAAATGGTTGCTTCTGGTAACCCAGAACACGTAAAAGCCTCTTTGTATTTGCCAAATATCTATACAGCAGAAACATTATCAGCAGAAATTGCTAATGTTTATGAATCTATTATAATAATGGAAAAACTTCTTCCATTTACTGGTATATTAAAGCAAAAGCAGTTAACAACAACTCTAACAGGCAACCCAGCAAGATCTACTAAAACTTTGTTATATATGCTTGGTGATGAAGCGTTTATCGATAGAACAATGAAATATTTGTTTAAAGTTATGGAACAAAGTCCAGACATAGAACTTGGCTATAGAACTTTAAGCCCAAGTGCTTTCTTGATCAATAAGATTGTTGGCGACATTGTTAGTGGAAAACAGATAGCTATTGACACCAAGAATCAAAACATCAATATAGCAACAAACAGTCTTAGAAGTATGATAAGAAAGAAAGTAGCACCCGGTCTTATGGCAAAAGTAGACAATCCTGCTCCTGCTTCTTACTATATGGATAAAGAAAAAAGAACTCCAGAACAGCAAAAAGAAGTAGAAAAATATCTTGCATCATCTGACAAAAATGACAGAATATTCCTTGAAGAAATGAAACAAGTTCAAAAAGAAATGTATAGAATAGGTGATATATTTATTTACTATGCTGATAGATATGGCGATTTAAATAACGTAGAGTTGATGTTTGATACCTTTTTAGATATACTAAAAAAGTCAACACCAGTTGCTCCTGTATCTGCTGTAAATCCATACCCACAAAATCCAGAAACAAGACCAGAAGAAGTCGTTCCCGGTGCAGAATCTTTTGCTAAAGCATTACAAGTATTAGAAGATTATGGTATGAAAAGATCAGATTTGCACGGCAAAAACTATATGATGCGTGAAAATGGTCAAATAGTCATATCAGATCCCGGTTTGTTTGAGTTTGTAAATACAAGAAAAGGAATATAAAATGGAAATAACCAAATCAAGATTAAAGCAAATAATCAAAGAAGAAATGGAAAGACTTTCTGATGATTATGAATCAATAGAAATGGGTCAAGTTTCTGATCTTGAAAGAGCTATGGAAATAGCTGGTGAGTTAGAACAATACATTCGTGTAATGGGAGAAGCAATGCCAATGGAACTTGTTTCTGAGTTACAAAGTATTTTAGCTAATCTCATTGAGTCAGAAGGATCAGAAATCGGTTGACAAACCTACCCCATCGTAGTATATTATAAATGCTACAGGGGTAATAATGGTAAAGATTGCTCACGTTTCTGATATCCACATTAGAAACTTTAAATATCACGATGTATACGAGAATGTATTTAATCAACTCTATGATAAGCTTCGTGAACTAAAGCCAGACATTATCGTAAATACTGGAGATACTGCACACACAAAGTTGCAGCTATCTCCAGCTTATTTTGATATGACTGCAAGATTCTTTACAAATCTGGCTGATATCGCACCTCTACACATCATTATTGGCAATCACGATCTTAATCTTAAGAATCTTGCTAATATCGATGCAATCACACCAATCGTAGAAGCTCTAAATAATAAGAACATTTTCTTCCATAAGAACTCAACTGTTTTTAATGTTGAAGATATTAACTTTCACGTTCTATCTATGGTAGATCCAGATGCGTGGAATACAGATGTAGATCCTAATAAGACCAATATTGCCCTTTATCACGGCTCTGTTGCTGGTGTAAAGACGGATATGGGCTGGACTATGGATCACGGTGAGATTGAGTATGAAGTCCTAGAGAAGTTTGATTACGCTCTTCTTGGTGATATTCACAAGACCAATCAAGCACTAGACTACGAAGGCCGTTGCCGCTACGCTGGTTCTCTTGTCCAACAGAATCACGGAGAGACAAATGATAAGGGTTTCCTATTTTGGGAGATTGAGGACAAAGAAACATTTAGTGTTAAGCACGTTCGTCTAACAAACCCAAAGCCATTTATTTCTGTAACTCTTACAGATGATGGTAAGATTCCAGATAATACAGATATTCCAAGTGGATGCCGTCTGCGTCTTATCTCTACTACAAATCATCCAGCAGAGATTATCAAGAAAGCAGCAGATGTAGCCAAAACAATCTACAAGCCAGAAAGTATTTCATTCCTCAATAAGAGCATCAATGCTTCTGTTGGAAATAATGACAAACTCCTAATCAAAGAGAATCTGCGAGATATAAAGGTACAAGAAACTCTTATCAACGAATACTTGAAGGATTACAGCGTATCTGATAGTGTTCTACAAGAAGTCTTTACGCTTAATCGCAAGTACAACACAGTTGTATCTGAGACAGAAGATATTGCACGAAATATTAACTGGAAACTAAAGCATCTTGAATGGGATAATCTATTCAACTACGGAGAAGGCAACAAGATTGATTTTAATGGCCTTTCTGGTGTTGTTGGTATCTTTGGTAAGAACTATAGCGGCAAGTCAAGTATTGTAGATGCAGCACTTTACACAATCTTCAATACAACCTCAAAGAACGAGAGAAAGACAACAAATGTAATCAATCAAGCCAAGCAAAGTGGTAGAGGACAAGTTGTTCTTGAGATTGATGGTTTTGATTATACAATCACTCGTAATGCAGAAAAGTATATGAAGAAGCTAAAGGGTGAGGTAACAGAAGAAGCAAAGACAACACTTGATCTATCTTGCTTTGATACTATCTCTTGTCAACAGGAGCGTTCACTAAACGAACTATCCCGTACAGATACTGATAAGTATATTCGTAAACTGTTTGGTACGATTGACGATTTTATGTTGACCTCTCTGTCATCACAGCTTGACGCAACTGCATTTATCCGTGAGGGTTCAACACGACGCAAAGAAATCCTAGCAAAGTTTCTTGATCTAGAAATCTTTGATGAAAAGTTCAAGCTAGCCAAGAATGATAGTGCAGAACTAAAAGGAATGCTTAAGCGATTTGAGGGTGTTGACTATGGTAACGATATTCAACAGCTTGAAGAAAAGCTGAATGATAGTAATATCAAGTTAGCACAAGTTGAGGAAACTAAAAAGATTGTCCTTGAACAAAAAGATTATTATAAGACACTTCTAAACGAAGTACTTAACACTCTAAAGTCCCACGGAACTTCTTCTATCGATATTCAGAACATTAATGATCAATACAATATTTTACTCAGCAGATATACGGACAAGCTTACTGAGCAAACCAGTATTGATACTGAAACAATCGAGAAAGAAACAACAATCAAAAAAATTGATGCATTTATCAGCGATTTTGATGTTGATGATTTAAAGAAGAAGAAAGATCTTATTGCTGAAAAGCAAAAGAAACTTGTCAGACTTGCAAATGATCTACAGATAAACAAGCGAGATCTAAATGCACTACAAGAGAAAATTAAACTTCTAGGCGAAGTTCCTTGTGGTACTCAGTTTGCTTCTTGTAAATTTATCAAAGATGCAATCACAGCAAATGAAAAAGTTCCAAATCAACGTGAAAAGGTTGACTCACTTTCAACTGAGCACAGCAATCTTACAGCAGAGATTGAAGCATTTGATGCAGACAATGTAACAGATCAACTTTCAAAGTATGACAAGATTGTAGCCAAGAAAGCAACACTTGAAAATGAAGTTCTCAAACTAAATCTTAAGTCAGAGACAATCAAGGGTGAACTTGAAAAGATCAAGAACACGGTTGCCAATCTTGAATCTCAGATTGAAGAGCACAAAAAGAACGAAGAGTTGTTCAATAAGATTAGCGAACACCAAGCTACCCGTGATCAATATATTGCTCGCATTGAAGGACTTGATAAGAAAGTGGCAGAGCTTGATTCAGAAATTAAGTCTCACTACCAGACTATTGGTTCTTGCGAAGCTCGTATTGAGCAAGCAAGGAATCAGCAAGAAGAACTGAATAAGCTACGGGATCAATTTGCTGCTTACGATTACTATATGCGCTGTATGCATCCAAATGGTATCTCTTATGATATCATCAAGAAGAAGCTACCAATCATCAATGACGAGATTGCCAAGAATCTTGCAAACATTGTAGACTTTGAAATCTTCTTTGAGGATGATGGAAACAAGTTGAATATCTTAATTAAGCATCCAAGATTCGATCCACGACCAATCGAAATGGGTTCTGGTGCAGAAAAGTCAATAGCTTCTATGGCTATCCGTCTTGCTCTTCTTCAAGTATCTAACCTTCCAAAGAGCAACATCTTTATCCTTGACGAGCCAGCAACCGCTCTTGATGCAGAGAATATGGAAGGATTTATCCGTATGATTGATATGATTAAGTCAAACTATGACATTGTTCTGCTTATCTCGCATCTTGATGCACTCAAGGATATCGTAGATACAACTATCACCATTGATAAGGAAAATGGTTACTCTTATGTAAATGTTTGATTAACCACTATTTACTTTATGCTATTCTTTATAAAAGCCAACTGGAAACTCATAGCAGCAGGAGTTTACGCGCTTATCATTCCGCTGTACTTCAATCAATCTTCTAAGTCTGCCTTTAAGGCTATGGAAGCTTCACAAGAAAGTTCAAAGAAGCAAATCCATATTTTAAAAAATGAAATGGAAGAGCAAAGAAGAGTTTATAATCAAATGTTTGATGATTATAAAAAGAAACTTGATGAAGCACAAGCAAAATACGATGAAGAGTTGGAATCAATAAAAAAGAATCAAAAGAAACAACAAAAGAAAATGGCAGAAACATTTAAAAATGATGAAACTGCTATTGACGAAGAACTACAAAAAAGATATGGATTGACACGATGATATTAACATTACTATTATTTACTAATATTGCAAATGCACAAGATTATGCTCCAATCAAAAAAGGACAAGTTTCTCCTATTGATGGAACTGTATTAAGTCAAAATGCTTTAGCCAACATAATAACTACAAATGACGCTATTGTTTTAGAGTGTCAAGCAAAAGCAAAACACGATCTAGAAAAACAAACAATTGAATGTGAATTAGATGTTCAAAAATTAGAGTACGATCTTGAGGCGATTAAAAGAACAAACGCCTCAATTATTGAGGCGAAAGACGAAGAGATAAATAAACTTCAAACTATAATCAAAAAGAATAATAGAAATCTTGCTCCTCTTTGGGTTGCTATTGGTTTTGCTGGCGGTATTGCTACTACCTACGGAACTTTTTACTTATTGAGTGAATAATGAGTAGACACGGTAATTTACCGCATCATTTATATGTTTACGTTGATAATAAACAATTAGGACTACCATCTGGATATACAGAAGGTATATGGCACGGAGTATATGCAAGAGAAGGACAAATACTTTTAAGCCATATATTGTTAGAAACTGGCGCACATTGGACAGGCGTTCCATTGCACGCCATACACCACAAGAGTAGCCCAGAAGCAAGAAAGCCGGGTCAAATACAGCCTTGGGGTAATATGGGAACAGATATAGATGTTACTTATTTGAAACATCTTGATGGTATTGAAGTGGAATACTTTAAAGAAAGTATAAAAGGTATTGGTACGGGAATGGTAATAGATTGGTACGATGGATTCACTAGATATCCAGAACAACACAAACCATTACACATTATTGCAATGGAAGATGGAAACTATTACTTATTACCAAACAATTATTTGCGTTGGTTTGATCCATCTTTTACTGTAGATAGTAAATGGCAAGAATGTAAAAATTATAAGAGAGGAAATCAAGTTTGGTTTCCAGAAAATAAAAATAATAAATAATGTGATATTATGAAAGATCCAAATCAAGTAGTTAAAATAGAAAAAGCCATAGCAGATAAGTATGGCACAGAAACAATATTGAATCCAAAGTCACTTTGGAATGAAGATAAAGAAAAAGAATATCAAGAACAAATAAAAGAACTTCAGCAAAAACAACTTTTTATTGAAGAGAATAGTCATAAAGTAGAAATTGACGGTGTTTTTATTTCTAAAAAACTACTTAATAAAGACAGCAAAAGAACCTGTCCCGTTTGTTCAATTTATTCTTTTTCTTTAGAAGACGATATTTATATGAACAAATTTGAATGTTGCAAAATTTGCTATGTTAAATATATAGAAGATAGAGAAGAACGTTGGAAGTCTGGTTGGAGGCCAAGTAAAGATGCAAATAACAAAGTCAAGACTTAAAGAAATAATCAAAGAAGAAATTGAAGCTATGGGTTATGATGACTCAGTATCTGGTCAAGATCAAGAACTTGATTATGAAGGTTATATGACAAAATCACAGCTTTACAAAATTGGTCAATATGCTTTGGAACTCCACGATATGATAAACGACGGCGACAATCTTCCAGAATGGATGCAAGCAAAAGTATCACAAATGGAAAAAGACATTGGTTCTGTTAAACACGCTTTACAATATGATAAAGAAAGAGGTACATTATAATGGCTACAACTCTTGAAATAGTTCAAGGACTACATCAAGCCGCTGCTAACGCTTACGACGGCTCACACAATAAAAGATATTCACTTGATGGCGAAGAGCGCAAAGTAGGTCTTCGCAGAGAAGTTGGCGACCCATTACTAGACTCAAGAGTTATGGATGGATTCTTTATCAAGATTAAAGGTAATATGCTTTGCGTATATTACCAAACTGACGTTAAACTTGAACAAATGTCAGATCCAACATTTACTAAACAAGTATCTGATATAATGTCTGACATTATTAAGTTCTTGAAAAAAGAGTACAAAGCACTTACAAAGTCTTCTATATCACTAAAAGAAAAGGGTGACGTTAAGATTGAGGGTCAACATATTTCTAGAATAAGAAATCTTGTTACTGCTTATCAAGAGTTTGAAATTACTTCGCTTAAAGACGTAGTTCCAGTTGGAGAGAAGTCTGAAGATATTACCCGTGACGTAACAAGAAAGTTTTTAGCACAAGGTCGTGAAGACGCTAAAAGACCACAAAACGATACAAGAAAGGCCGAGAAGAAAAACGATTAGTATGTTATGGCATATAAACTTACCAAGGAACAGGTTCAAAAAGAAATAATCAAATGTGGTAAAGATCCTGTTTACTTTATCAATACATACGCCAGAATATCCCATCCACAAAAAGGCCCAATACCATTCAAGACATATGAATTCCAAGATGAATCATTAAAAGCTTTTATTGACTTCAGATTCAATGTTGTTCTTAAAGCTCGTCAGCTTGGTTTATCAACAGTAGTTGCTGCTTATATTGCTTGGCTAATGTTGTTTCACAGAGATAAGAACGTATTGGTATTGGCTACCAAACTATTGTCAGCAGCTAACTTAGTAAAAAAAGTAAAATATATTATCAAGAGTTTGCCTCCTTGGCTTATGATAGCCGATATTGCAATCGACAATAGAAACTCTTTTGAACTATCAAATGGTTCACAGATTAAAGCTTCTGCTACTTCCGGTGATGCTGGTCGTTCAGAAGCCCTTTCTTTGCTTGTTCTAGACGAGGCTGCATTCATCGAAGGTATGCAAGAACTATGGACAGGCTTATATCCTACAATGGCAACTGGTGGTCGTTGTATAGCTATTTCAACTCCTAACGGCGTTGGTAACTGGTTCCATCAAACTTATATTGATGCAGAATCTGGCAACAATGAGTTTAACCCAATCAAACTGCATTGGTCAAGACACCCAGATAGAGATCAAGCTTGGTTTGATAAAGAAACTAAGAACTTGTCTCGTCGTGAGATTGCTCAAGAATACGAATGTTCTTTCAATGCATCTGGTGAGACTGTAATAGCCCCAGAAGATATTGAGTATTATTTAACTGTTGCTGGTGAACCTAAGTATCGTTCTGGTGTTGATAGAAACTATTGGATTTGGAAAGAGTACGATCCAAAGAATGGTCACGTTTTAGTTGCAGACGTAGCAAGAGGCGACGGCTCAGACTATTCTGTATTTCATCTTTTAAATGTTGATACGATGGAAGTTGTAGCAGAATATCAAGGCAAAATGCCAACTGATGAATATGCAAGGTTTCTTATTAGTGTTGGAAAGGAATACGGGAATTGTATGATTGTTATTGAGAACAATAACATTGGTTATGCAGTATTGAAAGAAATGATAGCACTTGGATATCCAAACATATTCCACTCTGTAAAAGGTAATAACGAATATATTGATCAAGCTCTTGCAGAAACAATGTCAAATTCAGTTCCCGGCTTTACAACATCATACAAATCAAGACCTTTAATTATTTCAAAATTAGAAGAATTTTTAAGAAATAAAGCAATCAAACTTCATTCAAAAAGATTGGTTAATGAACTCAATACATTTGTTTGGCATAACGGAAAACCACAGGCAATGCGTGGTTATCACGATGATTTAATTATGTCACTTGCAATTGCTTGTTGGATCAAAGATACTGTGTTTCAGACTAGTTATAGAGAAACAGAAATAAAGCGCGCTTTACTTGACGGAATCCAAAAATCGAATACAATACTAAATACAACTATACACGGTATGTCCGGTTATAACAAAAACGATATGATGCGTAAAGAAGCAATATCAATGGCTTCACAATATGGTTGGATATTTAAAGGATAAACAAAATGGCAGATAATAATAACAGAACTAGAAATACAAAGAATGCCGAGTCACCATTGTTTAAAAACTTGACTCGTTTGTTTTCTGGTCCAATCGTAAACTATCGTCACGCATATCAAAGTAGATATAAGCGTGGACAACTTGACAAGTTTAACTTTACATCTGCTCAAGGTTTAGCGTTTAAGAAATCAACCTATGGACATTATGAGCAATTTTCTTCAAAGATATTAGGTGCTCAAAATCGCGTTCAAAGATACACAGACTTTGAACAAATGGAGTATATGCCAGAGATTGCATCTGCTCTTGATATTTATGCAGACGAAATGACAACCTCAAATGAGTTTGCAGAAATGCTAAAGATTACTTGTCCAAACGAAGAAATCAAACACGTTCTTCACACACTTTATTTCAAAGTATTAAATCTTGAATCCAATCTATATGGTTGGTGCAGGAATATGTGTAAGTTTGGAGATTATTTTCTTTATCTTGATATCGATGAACAAATGGGTGTCAAGAATGCAATCGGTCTTCCAACAAATGAAATAGAACGTATTGAAGGCGAAGATAAAACAAATCCAAACTATGTCCAGTTTCAATGGAACTCTGGCGGTATGGCATTTGAAAACTGGCAGATTGCACACTTCAGAATATTGGGTAACGACAAGTATTCACCATATGGAACATCAGTTTTAGATCCTGCTCGTCGTATCTTCCGTCAACTTACACTTTTAGAAGATGCAATGATGGCTTATCGTGTTGTTCGTTCGCCAGAGCGTAAAGTGTTCTACATTGACGTTGGTGCCATTCCACCAAATGAAGTTGAACAATATATGCAAAAAGTTATGACAACAATGAAGCGCAATCAAGTTCTTGATCCAGATACAGGTCGCGTTGATTTGCGTTATAACCCAATGTCGGTCGATGAAGATTACTTTATTCCTGTTCGTGGTGGAGCAGGCTCTACAAAGATTGAAGCTTTACCCGGTGGTCAATTTACATCTGCTATTGACGATATCAAATATCTTCGTGATAAACTGTTCTCTGCTTTGAAAGTTCCAATGTCATATCTCTCAAGAGGCGAAGGTGCTTCTGAAGATAAGGCAACGCTTGCACAAAAAGATATTCGATTTGCAAGAACAATCCAAAGACTTCAAAGAGTCATAATCTCAGAACTAGAAAAGATTGGCATTGTCCATCTTTATACGCTTGGCTATAGAGGAAATGATTTAATATCATTTAAACTTGCTTTGAGCAATCCATCTAAGATTGCAGCACTTCAAGAACTTGAGCACTGGAAGAATAAGTTTGATATTGCTTCTGCTGCAACAGAAGGGTTCTTCAGTAAACGCTGGATTGCACATAATGTATTTGGTCTTTCTGATGAAGAGTTTGTCAGAATACAACGTGAACAATACTATGATCGTAAGTATGCTAAGGCTCTAGAAGCTATCGGAACTCAAGAAGAAGGTGCCGGTGGTGGCGGGGGCGGTGGTCCTATTGGCGATTTAACTGGTGGTGGAGAAACCACAGAAGAACCCGGTGCCCTATTAGCATCACCAGAAAGTCCAGCACCAGAAGGTGCAGGCGGTGCAGAAGGTGGTGCAGAGGCTGCTGGTGGTGGCGAAGAAACACCAGCCGCTGGAGAAGAAGGAGGGGCAACCTTACTCTCAGCCCCTCCCGGTAAGAGAAATGATAAAGCCTACACTACTCCAAGAGCAAAGGGTAAAATGTATGCTCCAGTAACTATTGATAAGCGTAAGATGGGTGCAAGAAATCGCTCAATGCGTTCTAGTGGTGGAGAAAGTTTTGCAGGATTAGACAAATCATTTCCCGGTGCAAGAGAGTTTTCATCACTAGCAAACGGCATTTCAGAAAGTATTCAATCTACTTATGATAGAGAAGAAGAGTTATTATTCAATTCAAATCACGAAGTAGATAGATTAATAGAAAGTTTGGAGAATAAACAAAATGGACAAACCAAAGTTAAAGCACAATAAGAAAAGAAATACCGCTTTTCTTTACGAAGCTCTGGTTAAAGAACTAGCAAAAGCAACCGTAGAGAAAAACGAGATAACAAAAAAACAAATCGTATCTGTATTAAAAGAGTTTTTCTCTGTAGGCAAACCACTTGCTAGAGAACTTGATGTTTATAAAACTTTATACGAAACAAAAGATATCGATAAAGAAACAGCAAAATCTTTGATTAGTGAATCAAAAAGAGTTTACTTTGGTATGAACCAGCCAGATATATTCAACGAGCAAAGTCGTCTTATATCAAGAGTCAATAAAGATATTGGTAAATCAGTATTCCAACACTTTATGCCAAACTACAAGAATCTTGCTACTATCTCACAAATCTTTGATCTTGATATTCCAATTAAGACAAGAGTAATACTTGAACAAACTTTGATTGAGTTCCTTACCACACCAGAACCAAAGTCAAAAGATCTTGAACCAATTGACAATATCGTTTATAAAACATTCGTTTCTAAGTTCAATGAAAAATATAGCAACTCTTTGCTAGAAGAACAGAAAACACTTTTAACAAGATACATAATGGCTCAAGACGAACTTGACGTTGATTTTTCAATCTATCTAAACGAAGAGATTGGAAGAATAAAAAATGTAATCACAACTTCACAATCTATAAAATCAAATCAAAGTTATGACAAGTTAGTTGCTATGGTTGAGGGTTTTAGAAATAGACAAGTTGATGCTAAACTTTTAGAAGATGTTCTTTATCTTCAAGTACTTGTTAAGGAAGTTGCATAATGGATATAAAAATAAAGTTTACAGGCGACGAACAACAACAGCAGCAACAAGAAGAAACACCACAAGCTTCTATAAAACTTAATGTTCGTAAATCAATCGATGGTAACCTTATAGTTAGAGATCATCCATTGATTGATATTATCGTTATGCCAACAAAAAATAAAATATTAGCATTGTCAAAGAACTCAATGGGTGATAGAACATACTATGCCCAAAACAAGTTGTTCGACTTTCTTTACAAGAGAGGCGTTGTAGATCCAGCTTCAATACAAGCAGGCAATATATATGCAAGTATGGAAGCAACAATACCAAAGCCTGTTGAAGATGTTGACCCAACACAAGTAGCAATATTTAATATCTTTAAGTTTCTAGAAGAAGAGTTGCCAATATTTGCATACGAAAAACAGTTTGATCACTTACAAGATGAACAAAACACTAATCCAGATTCTGAACATTCAACAGAGCTTGGAGAAGTTCCACATAAAGACAGAAAAGGCGTTTTGGGACAAGCAGTACAATCACCACAGTATGCTTACAATTATATGTATTTTGGCGAGTAATCTATGTTCTTACTGTTCTTTATTTTAGCTTGTTTTGGTCTTACGCAAATATTAGTTTATGGTTCTATTTTAGAACCAATAAGACCAAAACAAGGTTTGTTTGGAGAACTATTTAAATGTCCAATGTGTATGGGATTTCACGTTGGATATATTATTTCTCTTTTATTATGCGGATCAGAACTATATAATATAAGCTTTAATTTCATTGATATGTTTTTAATGGCTTGTCTATCATCGGGGACTTCTTATGTTCTTTGTTCGGTCTTTACGGATTTTGGAATTAATATTAAAATCAACAAGTCAGAAAGCGAATAGTTAATCTATTTATTGATAGTTGGAGTATATTATGATAACCAAACTAACACAAGGTTTTTGGACAAGAAAGTGGGCATTACAGCCAGTAAGACTTTGTTGTAGAGGCAAGAGGTTCGTGCGGACGCAGGGCCGCTTCTAAAGGAATAATAAACAATGAGCAAAGGACTAATCAGAGAATATTTCGAACTATGCCCAAATGGTGTATGTGAGGACATTCTTACAGAATCAGATAAACGTTTTATCAAGAACGGTGGTATGATATTATCTGGCGTTATTCAACGTTCAGACGCAAGAAATGGCAATGGAAGAATATATCCACACAGTATTCTTGAAAGAGAAATGAAAAGATACAAGTCATTAGTAGAACAAAGAATGGCTCTTGGAGAATTAGATCATCCAGAACATTCAATGATTGCTCTTGATAAAGTTTCACATCTTGTAACAGAGGTGTGGTGGAATGGAAAAGATGTAATGGGTAAGATTGAAGTATTAAACACTCCAAAAGGTAAGATACTTCAAGAGTTAGTAAATGCCAATGTAAAGATTGGTATTTCATCTAGAGGTACAGGTTCAGTAAGAGAAATCAGAGGAGATACAATCGTAGAAGACGATTTCAATCTAATCTGTTTTGATATTGTATCTGAACCATCAACTCACGGTGCTTTTATGTCAAGACAAAATGAGTCCTTGATAAGAGGCAATCGTATTGATACTATTATTCAAGAAATATTAAATAGAAAATAAAGGAGTTTTAATATGTCAGCTACACTAACACAAGAAAGACTAAAGCAAATAATCAAGGAAGAACTTGCTGCACTTATGGACGAAATGGTAACCGAAGTAGATCCAGAAGTAGCCGCTCTTGAAGCAACAATCGCAGAAGCCAAAAAGAAGCTTGCAGCCGTTAAGGGCAAGAAGGTGGGCGGCAAAGATCCAAACCAAGTTCCAGCTGGTTTTGGAAAGAAAGGCGTCAAGAAAGCTTCAAAAAAGTAATCTAAGCCAACAAAAATGAAATAGAGGCAGTACAATAAAAGTGCTGCCTCTATTTATTATGATAAGGAAAAAGTAAAATGTTGATAACAGAAAAATATGTAAGATCAGTTGTAAGACAAGAGCTTCTTAAGATATTAAAAGAAGCAGAATTGCCACCAATACCTAAACAACAGTACCTCTCCCCAGAAGAACAATTCTTTGGAAGTACAAAGGCTGCTGGCCTAGAGAGCGATAAAGTACAACAAGTTCGTGCTCAAGGTGCCAAATATGCTGACACAATGAAAGAGATAGTTCCAATACAAACACAAACAGACATTGCAAAAGCAATCAAGTATTATCAATCATTACCTCCACAACGAATGATCAATATGGTTATAGCACACGTTTATCATAATTTTAGTTTTTATATGTTTGTACAAAAAGATAAAAGACTTCTTTCATTATTTAAAGATTTTGTTGACGATGTAATGGAACAAGTATCTGGTGCTCAGATAAAAGAGCAAGCTGTTAAAGAAGAAGAATTAACATTTTACAATACAAATGAATATAAGAGATATACTATACCATTACAAATATTACGACCTTCATTAGTTGAATTTGCAAAACTTATTGGTTCTGTTCCAAATGCTCGCGATATGATAACAAAACAAAAATACTTTTTAGCAATTAAAAATTATGTAGGTTCTTTTAAATAATTAAAACAAGGTAAGATAATGGACCCAAAACAACTTAAAACTGCTCTTAAACCAATCGTGAAAGAGCTTATATACGAATGTCTCATAACTGAAGGCATTTTATCTTCTGTAGTTTCTGAAGTAACAAAAGGTGTTGCAGGTAAAGCAATAGTTGAAAATACACAAACACAACTAAAACCAAAAGCAATCCCACAAAGAAGAGTAGAAAACGATACAGAAGCGGTAGAGAGAAGAAAGAAACTTGAAGAAACACTTGTTGGAAGATTGGGCGTTAACGTGTTTGAAGGAACTACGCCACTTTCAAAAGGCGGTTCTATAGCAGAAGGTAGAGCACCAGAAGCCGCTAGTCCATTAGCAGGAACAGATCCCGGCGATCCCGGTGTAGACATTTCCGGTCTTCTTAAGATGACAGGCGGCTGGAAACAGATCTAATGGTTTACTTAACAGAGCAACAAATCAGACATTTAGTAAGACAAGAGTTGATATCTGTTCTTCAAGACAATCAAATGCTTGAGGAAGGTATAAAAGATATCTTTAAACAAGTTTTGCAATCTGCTGGTGTTGTTGCTGCTTTGCTTTATCCAAGTGCTCTTGGGGTAGATAAGATAATGGTGCAGCAAGCATCTGCACAACAGCAACAAAAAATACAAATAGCAGATCAACTTTCTGAAGAAGCACAATCAGATCTAGTATCAATGGGTGCCACGCCAGATTATGCAATGAGAATAGTTGCAAGAGCAGTTGATGGTGCTAACAAAGAATATTTTAAACAAGAACAGCCAGCAGAAAGATATGAAGACTTCTTATTAAACTCTTTGAAAAAACTTAAAGATAAAGAAGTACTATCAGCTATTGCTGGTCTTGATTTTATGAACGAAGCAGAAAGAGTCGGACGTTCACAGCTTGTTAAATCAGCTTATCAACAAGGACAAAGTGGAACAACAAGTCCAATACTATCTTTACAATTTGCATTCGGTTCTTCACTTTTAAACGATATTCAAGAAGAAAAAATAGATTTCAATGATATTTATTCTACGGAAGATGGAAATGCTTTCGTATTCGATCCTATGAAACTTTCTTATTGGGAAGACAAGGTAATCGAAGGAAGTGAGTTACAAAAAGATTTATCTGATACATTGGGCAAGGCAGTAGTTCCAAAAGCATTATTTGATTTAGCACAATCAGCAGATATAGAAAATAGAATAAGACAACAAATACAATAGAGGTAAAAATGTCAAAGAAAAGTACACACGTAAATGTCAAAGTAGATGCAAGAAACTTTGAAAACTTTGAAAGAATGCTCAAAAGATTTATGAAGAAAGTCAAAAAAGAAAGAATCATTGAGCAAGTCAAAGAACGCAGATACTACGAGAAACCATCTGTAGTTGAGCGCAGAGCAAAACTAAATGGCATAAAAAAAGAGAAAAAGCGTGTAAGAGAGTTTAATAAGAAGATAAACTCAAATGAGAAACTAAATAGTAATAGAGATAGAGGTAATAGATAATGTCACTTAGTTATCCTTATGGTGTTGGTTTACAAAACGTTGGTTCATATCAAGTATCTGGTATACCATTTTTAACAAGCTCAGTTGCAGCTCCTGTTTCAAGTGGAACACCAGTAAGAATAGACTTTCCAGAAGTAACTCAAAGAATCATAGTAGAAAACATTGGAACAGAGCATTTAAGAGTTGGTTTTTCTGCTAATGGTGTAAAGGGAACAAACTATTTCTTAATCCACGAACATCACACTGGAACTCCAACACAATTTAATTCTGTTGAATTAAGAGTTAAAGTATCTTCAATATTTATTTTATCTCACGACGGAAGTAATGCAACAACTGCAAGTATATCAGCAGAGCTTACAAATATTGATACAGGATTGCTAGAATTGTCTGGTCCATCTGGCTCTAATTGGTCTGGATCTGTAGGAGTAGGATAATATGTCAAGATTTGGTTGGGCTTATGTATCTTCTGTACTGGTTTCTACTGGCTCAGTAGCGAATGGTCCAACTGGATCTTTACAATTTCACAATGCTTCTCAAACATTATCTGGTTCTCCAAATTTAACTTACAATGTTTCTAGTGGTCAACTTGTTCTAACTGGAACAATGATTGTTAGTGGTACTTTATACGCAAACGAATATCACACAAATGTAGTATCAGCTTCGATTATTTATAAGTCTGGTTCAACCAAGTTTGGTGACGATGCTGGTGATACACATCAGTTTACTGGTAGTGTACTTGGTGATATTGTAAGCGGAACTATAGCGCGTTTTACTACAATATCTGGCTCAAATATTACTGGTACTTTTGCAGGTAATGGAACTAGTTTAACTGGTTTAACTGCTTCAAATATTTTTAATTTTACAAGTGATGTAAGAGGACAATTTAGTGCAGGAACCGGTATACAAATAAATGCTGGCGTTATTTCAGCCTCAAGTGTTCCAAATAATTCATTACAAAATAGTTCTCTTGCAATAGGGACTACTTCTATTTCTTTGGGTGCTACTGGTTCAACCATACAAGGTCTTACAACTTTAACAAGTTCTAATGTAACTGGTACTACCGCACAATTTACAACAATAAGTGCTTCTTTACTATCTGCATCTTCAATTGCTGGATATGCAATAGGAACCAATGTACAGGCTTATGATGCAACACTTGCAGCAATAGCTGGTGCATCTACCGTTGCTGATACTTATATTTACTTTACAGCTACCGATACAGCAGCCGTTGGTACGGTTACGTCATTTGCAAGAACCTTATTAGATGACACAAGTAACACTACCGCCAGAACAACACTTGGCTTAGGAACAATAGCAACTCAAGATGCTTCAAGTGTTGCAATTACGGGCGGATCAATAAATAGTACTACAATTGGTGCTACAACACAAAGTACTGGACAATTTACTACTTTATCTGCTTCTTCCACAATAAGAGCTGGTGGAGCAATAACTGGTTCTGCTGGCCTTAACATATCTGGTGGTCCAACAACAATTGGAGGTGGTGCTGGCAACAATATGACAGTTACAACTGCACTTGTTGTTAGTGGACCAACACCAACATTTAGCAGTCCAATAACATCTTCTGGTTTGATAATAACAGGATCTGAAGGATTAACTGTTGCAAGTTCTTCTTTTTCTTTTAGTTATTTAAACGTTACAACAAATTATACAATGACAACAGCTAGTTGTATAATAGGTGTTTCTGCATCAGCAGCAATCACTTTAACTTTACCATCTGCATCTGTAGTAACAGCAGGAAGATATTTTATAATTAAGGATGAAGCTGGTAATAGCGGAACAAACAATATTACAATCAGCTGCTCCGCTGGTTCTGGTGACACAATTGATAACTTAAGCTCCTCAGTTATAAATGTAAATAACGGCTCTTATACTATCTATCGTGGTGGAGCAAATAGATATTATATAGTTTAATTTTTAATAAGGAATAAGCAATGTCATTTAATACTAACGATAAGTTCAATACATTAAGTGGAACCTTGTTACAAGTTACTACTATTAGCGCGTCTGCTTTTTCTGCCTCTTCTTTTAGTGCCCCAGTAACGGCTTCAAACATTACAAATTTTACAAACGATGTAAGAGCACAATTCACTCCCGGTACAAACATAACTATCGTTGGCGGCGTTATATCAAGTACAGGTGGTGGTGGTGGTGGAACTCCCGGTGGAGCAGACACGCAAGTTCAGTTTAATTCTGGTTCTACCTTTAGTGGTAGTTCTAATTTAACATATAACTATACGACAAATACATTAAGCGGTACTACTGCACAGTTTACGACTGTTAGTGGTTCAACTATTACTGGATCTAGTAATTTATTGATCGGTGGTAATACAACAGTTGCAGGTATTTTATCTGGTTCTACAGTTAGCGGTACTTTATCTAGATTTACTACTGTTAACGCTCTTAACATTACAAGTTCAATTATTTCCGCTTCATCTACAATACAAGCAGGCGGTGCAATAACTGGTTCTGGTGGTCTTAATATATCTGGTGGTCCAACAACAATTGCTGGCGGTGCAGGACAAAACTTAACTGTATCAACATCGCTACAAGTAACAGGTCCAACACCAACGTTTAGCAATACTATCACCGCTTCAAGCCCAATTGTTGGTATTACTGGTACAATAGCTCAATTTGGAATTGTTACTGGTTCAATCGTGACAAGTTCTAATTTTGTAGGTAACGGTGGTAACGTAACAAACATTACTGCTTCAAATATAACTAATTTTATAAACGATGTAAGAAATCAATTTACTCAAGGTACTGGTGTTACGATTTCTGCTGGTCAAATATCTTTAACAAATACATCAGTTACCGTTGGAACAACTGCTATATCTCTTGGCTCAAGTGCAACTACAATCCAAGGCGTTACTGTTTTAACTGGCTCAACTGTTACAGGTTCTACTGCTATCTTTACAACCATATCTGGCTCAACTGTTACAGGTTCTGGTAATTTGTTGATTGGTGGAAATGCTACAATAGCTGGTGATTTAACTGTAAGCGGCACAATTCAATTAGGCAATGCTACAACTGATACAATAAATGTTAATGGCGATTTAGTTGTTGATGATTTATCTACGTTTACTGGAGCCGCTACATTTCAAAATGCTATAAATGTTACTGGTGCTGCTACATTTGCAAGCACTATAAACAATATGACAGTTAGTTCTTCTGGTATCAACACTACAATAGTTGGAACAAATGCTCTTGTATCTAACACAAGCGGTTTATATAATACAGCGGTTGGTTATCAAGCGTTAAGTAATGTTATTACTTCTGCTTCCAATACCGCTGTTGGATATCTAGCTTTAGCAGCTTCTACCGCTGCTGAAAACACAGCAGTAGGTGCCGAAGCGTTAAGAAACAACTCCAGTGGTATACAAAATATTGGTATTGGTTTTCAAGCTTTAAAAACAAATACAACAGAAGATTTTTGTACTGCTATTGGATATCAAGCTTTAAGTGCTTCTAATGCTGCTGATAACATAGCAGTCGGTGCTAGAGCATTGTGGAATAATTCTACTGGTATAAGAAATGTTTCAATTGGAAACAGCACTTTAAGAAATAATACTGGTGGAAGTTATAATACAGCAGTTGGTATATTTGCATTATCCGCAAGTACTGGCGACGGTAATACTGCCGTTGGAAACGAGGCATTAAGAGCTAATACGTCTGGTGTTGAAAATGTTGCAGTTGGTTTTGAAGCATTAAGAACAGTTGTAACTACAAACGGTAGTACTGCTGTTGGATACCAAGCGTTAAGTGCATCAACTGGCACTGGTAATACCGCTTTAGGTTCAAGGGCTGGAAAAGTAAATGTAACATCAGATTATATTACAGCTGTTGGGTATGGTGCTTTAAGTTCGTCAACTGGTACTGGTAATACTGGTATTGGTGCTTTTGCCGGTGATAATATCACTTCTGGCATTAACAATACCATGATTGGTTATACTGCTGGTGGTGACACCATGCAAACTGGTTCTAACAATATGGCTCTTGGATTTGCTGCACCAATGGCAGCAAGCTCTTCTAACGTAATACGTTTAGGTAATTCTTCTATTACAAGATTTGAATGCCAAGTCGCTCTTTCTGTAACATCTGATGAAAGAGATAAAACAAACATAGTTGATTTACCAGCAGGACTTTCTTTTATAAAAGAAACAAGACCAGTATCATTTACTTGGAATACAAGAAATGGTGGTCTTTCTGGAATGCAGGACATTGGTTTTATAGCACAAGAACTTGATGCTCTAGAAAAGAAGTATGATTTAGATAGTTCTTTAAATCTTGTATCACCAACACAAGTACCAGATACTCTTGGTTTTAATGAAACTAAAATGATTCCAATTGTAGTAAAAGCAATCCAAGAACTTTCTGTTAAAGTTGAAGAATTGAAACAAACAGTGGAACAACTTAAAGCAGAAATAGAAATTCTTAAAAATCAATAATTAGTCTTTTTCTATCTATTTATAAGTAATGGCAAGAAAAAAGAAAGCTGATACCCAATGGGAACAACCAGCTAATCCCCCACCACCGCTATTTACAGGTCAAAAAGAAAAAGACTTTGTAAAACAAGTTAACGATGAACTGATCGAAAGAGTTATAGGTCAACAAATAGCCTATTTCTCAATCGATGTTGATCGTTCTAATTTTCATCCAATATATGGCGAAGCAATAGAAAAAACATTTCTACCACCAATAAGAGCTTATGCCCTTGTAAAATGGGAAGGACAAACAAACTTATTCTCAGAAGGAATAGGTATTGATAAAGCAACTTCAATAGAAATTCACTTTCATAAACGTAGATTGACAGAAGATCAAGATCTCTACGTTCGCGAAGGTGATTTTGTTTTATATGGCGATAGATACTACGAAATAGTATCAACTTCAGAACCAAAACAATTATTTGGTCAAGCAGAAAGTAGATTTGAAATTGTAGCTAAATGCATAAGAGCAAGAGACTCTATGTTTGCTCCAAAATTTACTGCTGGTACAGTTCCACAAAGAAAAGAATACACAACCACCACAACACCAAACGGTGGTGCAAATGGAATTGTAAGACCAAATGGTGGAGCCGGTGGAGGTGCCGTAGGAGCAGGAACATTTACAACACTTACAGTAAATGGAATAGCAACATTCAATAGTGCTATGAATTTTGAATCCGTTCTTATATCCTCCAACTATACAGTGTTATCATCAGATTATATAATTGGTGTTAATACTTCTGGTGGTCCAATCACAATCACATTACCATTGGTTGCCTCAACAACTTCTGGTAGAACTTTAATTATTAAAGATGAAACAGGAAACGCAAGCACAAACGCAATAACAGTTAATTGTGCAGGTTCTGACACGATTGATGGAGATAACTCTATATTAATTGACTCTAATCATATAGCAATCGCTATTTATTGCACATCTACTGGCTGGCATATTATCTAGGAATTCCCAATGGCTTACAAGTATATAAAAGGCAAGAATAAGATCCGTGGTGAGCAAACGTTTGTTGATAACGTTTCTGGATCAACTTACATATCTGCTTCTTATTTTGTAGGTGATGGTTCATTATTAACAAATGTATCTGGTACGGGTGGGGGAACAGCCACTGGTCAAGGTCCAACAGGTTCTCTACAATTTAAATCTGGATCTTCTGGAGCTATTAGTGGTTCATCAGATTTAGTTTTTGATTATACAATACCAAAGTTTACAGTTAATTCTGGTTTCGTTGTTAATAGAACTTCTATTTCTGGCAATGCTTCATTAACAGCAGCACAACATATTATTGGTGTTAATACCGCTGTTTTAACTGGGAATGTAACTTTATCTCTTCCAAATGCTTCTTCACTTTCTAATGGTCAAATGTATATTATAAAAGACGAAGGTGGAGAAGCAGATACATATAATATAATTATCAGTTGTTCTTCTGGTCAAACAATAGATGGTGCTTCAACTGTTACAATTGAATCTCCTTATGCTGCCGTAAACGTTTATTGCAATGGTAATGATAAGTATTTTATCTACTAGTTCGCTGTAAGATAAAATTTTAAAAAATAACAAACTATCAATTGAACTAACTATTTATTCTTGAAGCCGCATATTTTTGTATGTCGGTTGTCAAACAATAAAGGAACTTTTTTAAAATGGCATACAAATTTTCGTTAGGTACATACAGACATTCTGGTTCTCTTGTATCCGAAGAAGCATTGACAGTTGATACTGGTGGTTTTACCGTAACCGCTGGTACTACTGCGCTTCAAGGAGTTACATCAACCACTCTATCAGCTTCATCAACATTACAAATTGGTGGACAAACTACATTAGGACAAACACTAACAATAACTGGAGGTGGTGCTCAAGTTACAGGTAACGTAGGAACTACTGCTGCATTAACAGTTGGTACTTCTGTTACTGCTGGAAACGGCATTACTGCTACATCTGGCGATATAAAAGCATCATCTGGTAAACTTTCATCATCAGTAGGTATTGAAACTGCTGGTAATATTCAATCTGCACAAGGGTATACTGCTGCAACTGGCGATATCAAAGCATCATCTGGTAATTTATCAGCTTCAATAGGTGTTCAAACCGCTGGTGGCGTAACTGCTGGTGGTACTATAGTTGGTGGAACTGTAACTGGTTCAAACGGCCTTCACGCTAATGGTGGTGGTGTAACTGCACAATCTGGTGACATTAAAGCACTTGCTGGTCAAGTATCGGCATCTACTGGTCTTTCAACTGGAGGTGGCATAACATCTGGTCAAGGTATTACTGCTACAACTGGTGATATTAAAGCACTAGGCGGCTATATGACTGCTTCTCTTGGTCTTTTTGTTGGTCAAGCTGGTGGCACACCAGTTGTTCTTGGTGCAGATGGTAGAGTATCTGGCTCTGCTGGTGGTTTATTTGGTGGTAACTTGACCACTGCTGGTAATGCAACAGTTGCACAACAACTTCGTGTTACTGGTTCTGCATTCTTTAACAATACCATAACTGGTTCAAATACAGCAACCTTTGCATCCGTAGTTTCTGATAACGTTGACATAAACGGTGGCGCAATTGATGGAACTACTATTGGTGCTTCATCACAATCATCAGTTAAAGCAACAACTTTGTCTGCATCTTCAACATTGATAGTTGATGGCATAACAACTCTTAATAGTGCTTTAACAGTTTCTGCTGGTGGCTTAACAGTTTCATCTGGTGATTCATCAGTGCAGAAGCTTACAGTCAATGGAGATTTGATCGTACTTGGTAATACCTTCTCAGCTTCTGTTGGAACAATAGTAGTTGAAGATAAACAATTAGTACTTGCAGACGGTGCATCAAGTGCTGCATTGGCTGATGGTGCAGGATTGTTCATAAGCGGTTCCAATATCGAGTGGACATACAAGCAAAACGGTGAAGGCGATGCTTCATCATCTGGTAACATCTGGGTTGCTTCTGGTTCAGCTGGTCTTATCGATATTCAAGCTGCAAACTTCTACGGTACACTAGTTGGTTCTATGGCTGCAACCGTTACCAATATTGGTAATGCAGATGCAACATTAGTAGTTGGTGTAAACTATGGTGACACTAACTTAACTGCTGCTCGTACTTGGACACTTCCAGCTTCACCAACAGTTGGTCAATCTGTCAAAGTCAAGGCTCCATCAAACTGCGATGCTACAAATTACATCACAATTCAAAGAGCAGGCACGCAAACAATCGACGGTGAAACATCAATTAGACTTGAATCAGCATTTGCTGGTGTTGAACTAGTGTACGTTGCATCAAATCTCTGGAGAGTCTTCTAACAGATTTTCTTTGGATTTATTTGGGGAGAACCTTTCGGGGTTCTCCCTTTTTTATTATTAAATCTATTTATTGTTGAGGTTATAAAATGGCATACAATTATAATAAAGGTACACAAGTAGTTGGTGACATAGTTGGTGCTGATGATTCTAATAGAGATACAAAAATTGATTTTGCAGATAACCAAATAAATCTACAAACTGCTGGTTCTACTGTAATAGCGGTTAAGTCATCAACTGTAGAGATAACAGGTTCTTTAGTAATAACTGAAGCATCTACTACAAGAAACAATTTGGGACTTGGCGATATAGTAACTCAAAATTCAAGTTCAGTAACAATTGCTGGTGGCACAATAAACAATACTACAATTGGAGCTACCTCACAAAATTCTGGTAAGTTTACCACCTTGTCTGCTTCATCAAATTTAAATGTAGCTGGTAATACTGTTCTTGATGGTGCTTTATTTTTTTATGGTAACGGCATTTTTGGCGATGATTCTTCTGATAACATAACTGTAAATGCAAGAATAACTGGTTCTTTATTTGCTATTAATGGTGGAGCAATAAACAATACAACTATTGGTAACATAACTCCTTCTACAGCAAACTTTACACAACTAACTGGTTCTAATGTTTTAGTTGGTTCAACAAGTACAAGCAATATTACTCTTGGTGGTATTTTATATTCAAACAAAACAGGCTCTGCAACAGCACAAGCAACAAATCCAATTGGTTTATTTTTTAAATCAGATGGTACAATAGCTTATGTTGCAGATATTACTACAAATAAAGTTTTTCAGTATACACTCTCAACAGCGTGGGACGTATCAACAATGTCCTATGCAAGTAAGACAGCCTCAGTGGCGACCGAAGAATCTGCATTGCAAGACATATTTATTCATCCAGACGGAACTTATCTTTATGCAATTGGAACTACTGGCGATGATGTGAATCAATATACTCTTTCAACACCTTGGGACATATCAACAGCTACATTTTTTGGTTCATCATCAGCAAACGGATCTGAAGCAACACCAACTGGTTTATTTTTCAAACCAGACGGAACAAGTGTTTTTATAGTAGGTTCAACAACAGACACTGTTAGACAACACGTACTTGGAACTGCTTGGGACGTTAGAACAATGTCTGTTTCTGCTTTAAACAGTTATTCTGTTAGTGCTCAAGAAGGTAGTCCTTCTGGTGTTTCCTTTTCATCTGATGGTAAGAAAATGTTCTTAGTTGGTGGAACAGTAGGTGTTAGAACTGTGTATGAATATTTGTTGCCTACTGCTTGGAATTTAAGTTCCATATCAAAAGTAGTACCACACGACTTGTCAAGCACTGCTTTGTTATCAAACTCTGTTATTACTTGTTTATTTTTAAAAGAAGATGGAACAAGCTTTTATGTCATAAATAACATCGGTGACACAGTAATACAATATCAAACAATAACAAGTTCTTTTCAAGTTTATGATGCTCCTATTCAATTAGTAGAAGGAATGACTGCGTTTGGAGCAGTTGCAGCACCCTCAATATCTACTACAACATTGAAAGCAAGTGCTGCCACATTTAATACTATTTCCAATACATCAACAATAACTTCTGTTGGAACTATATCTGGCTCTTCTACTTTATTAGTTGGTGGAGCCATAACTGGTTCTAATGCTTTATTGTCTGGTGCTTTAACGATTAGACAGCAAGATTCTTCAAATGGATTTGGTGTTAGATTTTTTCAAACTGGTTCTACCACAAATCATTGGGATATTTATATAAATGCTAACAACGATTTAAGATTTTTATATAATGATAATTTATCCTTTGGTGGATTCTTGGATGATGCAGCAAACGTAGCTGCCATTGACTTCACAGGACAACACAGAAATATTGTTGATGTTACAGAACAAAATAGTTTACAAGATAAAATTGGTATGATTGTTGTTTCTGCTGGAAGTTATATAAATTCTGATATGACACAAAAACCAAGTATAAACGAATCTTTGCCAACAATTAAACTATCTTCTCAAAGAAATGAAAAATCTGTATGGGGTGTTGTATCAAACTTAGAAGATCCAAATGATCTAAGTAGACAGTATAGAATTGGTATATTCGTTTCAGTTCTTCCAAAGCAAGCAAATGATGATAATCGCGTTGTAGTTAATTCTATTGGCGAAGGTGCTATTTGGGTATGTAATGCAAACGGGAACCTTCAGAACGGAGATTATATAACAACTTGTGAAGTTCCCGGCCTTGGAATGAAGCAAGATAGTGAGTTTTTGGCTAACTATACAGTAGCAAAGATTACACAAGACTGTGATTTTGATTTAAATAATTCAAATTATGATTGCGTAGAATTCGTTCACAACGGTACGACATACAGAAAAGCTTTCGTTGGCTGCACATATCATTGTGGATAAAACATAATATATTGAATATTTGGGATTTTTCTAAATATCCCCACTATTTATTTTTGATTACATATCATTATTGGAGTATTATTAATGTCTTCTCTTCTAGAACAAGCAATCGTTGATGCAAAGGCTCTTAAAGAAGCAGCTTATAAAAACGCAGAAACAGCAGTATTAGAAAAATATTCTGTTGAAATAAAAGATGCACTCAAAGCATTGCTAGAACAAGAAGAACCATTAGATCCAAATACTCCAGCAGCACAACCCGGTTCGGCAACTTCTTCTGCAATTACTGGTGAAGATCCAATACAAGGTGTACCATCTGCAACAACAGATAACGAAAAGCTTTGTCAATGTCCAGATGAAGAAGAGAAGGTTGAAATTGATCTTGATAAGCTTGCAGCCGCTGTAAGTACAGAAGAAGAAGATATGGGTGGTCCCGGTAATTCTGCTTCAATGAGTAGAGAAGAAGATTTGTTTCCAGCACTTTCAGAAAACATTTACAAGATTGATACTTCCGTATTGAAAGAAGAAGTAGAACTTGAGTTTGATAAGAGTGAATTGCTATCGGTTCTAGAAGAAGAAACAGAATTTCATCTTGATCATAATCCACATTACAAAGGCAATAGCTGGTCGCTCGGCGGTGGTGTTACCAATCACGACGAAGATAATCTAAAGCTTGCCAAACTTTCCAAGGGTCTTAAACAAAAAAATCAAGAAGTTGAGAAACTTGTAAAAGACAATGAAGAACTTAATGAAAAAATTTCAGAGCTTACTGCAATAGCAGAGGCTCTAGCCAATAAGGTTGAGAAGTACCAAGACGTAGTTCCAGCCCTAAAGGAAAAGCTTGACGCATTTGCTTTGTCTAACGCCAAGCTTCTTTATACAAATCGCGTATTAAGCAATGGCTCCTTGAATGAGCGACAAAAATCTAAACTTGTCGAAACGCTTAGTAACGCTAAAACACCAGACGAGGCAAAAACAATCTTTGAAACACTTCAAAGTTCCGTGCAAGGTGCAGTTGTTTCAACATCACCAAAATCATTGAGCGAAGCAGTAACAAAGAATGTTTTAACTTCCATTCCTAGAAGAGAACAAGAAGTTGTTCAAGTTCCACTTCTTGAAAGAATGCAGATTTTAGCAGGTATTAAAAAATAACATTTAAGGAGTTATAATATGTCAATCGTACAAAAACTAACAGAAGGCATGGTAGAACGTGACCTTCAAAAAGAGGGTGCAGCCCTCCTCGCTAAGTGGGAAAAGACCGGCCTCCTAGAAGGTATCGGTGATGACCGCAAGCGTTCCTCAATGGCTCGTCTTCTTGAGAATCAAGCCAAGGAACTTCTTCGTGAGTCTTCAACAATGGCAGCAGGCGACGTAGAAGGTTTTGCTTCAGTAGCATTCCCAATCGTCCGTCGTGTATTCGCTCAACTCGTTGCTAATGATCTCGTATCAGTACAACCAATGAGCCTTCCATCTGGTCTAATCTTCTTCCTAGACTTCCAATACACCAATACTAAACTTGGCGCAACTGCTGGTGATTCACCATATGCCCAAGGCATTGTTGGTCGTCAAGTAACAGGCGGTGTTAGTCTTAACAACGCAAACATTGAAAAAGGCTTTTACAGCTTTAACAATGGTTATACATCACCAACTGGTTCATTCACCACAACTGTTACGAACGTACTTTCACCAACCCAAGTATCTTCATTAACAGAAGCACAAAAAGCTTATATCCGTTGGGATCAAGATGTTCTTGATCTTTCATCTGGTTATGTTCAAGTACTTGATGTTGCTCTTTCATCAACTGATTGGGCAAAAGTCAATAGACAAAACTTTGTTGCTTTCAAGCTTGTTGAAGGAACTTCTGGGCACCTTTCTGGTGCCGCACCAGTTCGTCGTCTTACAGACGCAACATCAGCAGCTTACACAGCTCGTTTTGTAGTTTACAAAGATACCTCATTCAGCTCTGTCGCTGCTGGTACATTAAGCGTTGAAGCACCAATTGTTGATGCCTTCACAACTTCACCAGCTGGTGTTGATGCTCTAGGAGCCATTGCAGGTACAAACACTTGGGGTTTGGAAGCAACTGCCGATATCCCAGAGATTGATATCAAGGTTGAATCAATCAGCGTAACTGCTATCACCAAGAAACTCAAGGCCAAGTGGTCACCAGAATTGGGTCAAGACCTCAACGCATACCACAACTTGGATGCAGAAGTTGAGCTTACCTCAATTCTTTCAGAGCACGTAGCTCTTGAAATCGACCGTGAAATCCTTGAGGATCTAGTCAAGGGTGCAACCGCTGGTACATTCTACTGGTCACGTTCACCCGGCTTGTTCGTCAATAAGACCACAGGTTTAGAGATTGGTGCATCAGCCAAGGCTCCAGACTTCACTGGTACAGTCTCAATGTGGTATGAAACCCTCATTGAAACCATCAATGACGTATCAGCCCAAATCCACAGAAAGACTCTCCGTGGTGGCGCAAACTTCATCGTTTGCGGTCCAGAAGTTGCCAACATTCTTGAGTTTACCTCTGGCTTCCGTGCCAAGGTAACTCACGATGACGAGAAGGGTGAAATCGGCGCAGTTAACGTAGGTTCAATCTCAAAGAAGTTTGACGTATACGTTGCAGCTGACTTCCTCCGTAACGTAATCCTCGTCGGTCGTAAGGGTAACTCCTTCCTAGAAAGCGGCTACGTTTATGCTCCATATGTACCACTACAAATCACTCCAACCATCTTTGGTCAAGAGGACTTTGTACCACGTAAGGGCGTAATGACCCGTTACGCCAAGAAGATGGTCAGACCAGATATGTACGGTCTTGTCATCGTTCGTGGCCTCCTCGGTGAGAGTGGCGCATAATCTATCTTAGATAGATAAACAAGCCCCCGATTAGAAATAATCGGGGGTTTTGTTTTGTTTGTTACTATTTATAAATGATATTGGTTTTAAACCAAATTTAAACAACAATTGGAGGATTTTATAAAATGGCTGGTAAACTTTCTGTAGCTAGAATGAAGGCTCTTCTCTCTGGCAATTCAATGACTTCTGTTTCTACTACTGGTGATTCTACTGTCGGTTCTGGTTTGGTTCTTAGCGATGTTGGAACAGTAGCTGCTGCTGGTACAACAATCTCTAATGCCGGTTCTGTTACAACACACGTTACAATTGTAACTGCTGCTGATGGTACAAAGGGTGTTAAACTTCCAACAGGTGCAACAACTGGTGAAGTTTATGTTGTTGGAAATCACGCCGCCGCAATATTAAAACTATATGCCACAAGCGAAACGCTTAATGGTATTGCTGGTGCAACTGGTCTATCTGTTAGTGGTTCTGCTGCTGCTCTTTGTGTAAAGAGTGGAGATTCAACTTGGACAGTTGTACTTCCATAGTATCTGATTAGTTTAATGATAAGAAGCCCTCCAATAAAGGAGGGTTTTCTTTTGTTGTTAACTATTTACAATGACAAGGAGTATCTTCTTAATGGCAGTTCCCACACTTATTCCTGCAAGCACTTTAAGTGCTGTAGTTCTTCCAGTTACGGGAAGCCCATCAGAAGTTACACAATATTTACCATTTGCAGTTTATTCTGGTTCAACAGCGTTTCTATCTGGTGCTGCTGATCAAGTTGCGTATGTTTATAAGAAATTAGGTGGTGATGTATTAGATATTGAATTAACTGTAGGTAATGTTTATGCAGCTTATGAAGAAGCAGTATTAGAATACTCTTACCTTATCAATCTTCATCAATCTCAAAACGCTATTTCATCAATGCTTGGTAAAACAACTGGTTCGTTTGATCAAAACGGAGAGTTAACCAACGACATAGGTGGAAGAGCGGAACTAGCTTATCCAAAGTTTAATGTTAATATAACAAGAAGAGTTGGTGATGCATTTGCCGAAGAAGCAGCAATAGGAATGAATTCACGTATTTATTCAGCTTCTATTCCTATAACAGATGAAGTTCAAGATTATGATTTATTGGCTATTGTACATTCGGCTTCTGTTAATAATTACGATCCAGCGACAGGCGGACCCGTTCCTTACTCTGGTTCAGTCGGAGATAAGAAAATAACTGTTAGAAGATTGTATTACAGAACACCAGCTTCAATGTGGAGATTCTTTGGATATTATGGTGGCCTTAACGTAATTGGAAATCTTTCAACTTATGGTCAATATGCTGATGACAGTACGTTTGAAGTTATACCAGCTTGGCACAACAAACTTCAAGCAATGGCTTATGAAACTTCAATCTATACAAGAAACTCCCACTATTCATTTGAAGTTATAAACAATAAACTGAGAATATTCCCAGTTCCCAATTCGTTTACTCCAAGATACTTCTGGTTTGACTTTAGCTTTGATGAAGATCCTTGGGTTCAAAAGGCAAACGAAAACGATGGAACAAAAGGTGTTAATAATATAAACACACTTCCATTTGCCAATATACCATATGAGAACATTAACTCAATAGGCAAGCAATGGATTAGAAGATTCTGTCTTGCTCTTTGCAAAGAAATACTTGGACAAATACGTTCTAAGTTTGCAACCATACCAATACCCGGTGAGTCTGTAACTCTAAATGGATCAGCTTTAATTAGCGAAGGTAAAGAGCAGCAAAAGGAATTAAGAGAAGAACTCAAGACAATGCTTGATAAGGTTACTTACTCTAAGATTCTTGAGCAAACAGCAGCAGATTCTGAGAACTCACAGAAGGTTGATAGTAAAGTACCATTCAATATATTTGTAGGATAATATGGAAAAACAACTAGAATCATACACTAACAATATAGAAAACATAGATATCGCTTTGTTTGAATGGGTTAATGAAATAGTTGACGTTCATTCATACACACAAGAAGGCTGGAAGAAAGTACCAATAGTTTGGCTATCAGCCGAAAGAGCCTTTCAACTTAAAGCAGATAAAGATATTAGAGATTCTTCTGGTATGGTTAAGTTACCAATCATAACAATTGACAGAACTTCGATAAATAAAGATCCAACAAAGCGTGGTGCTTTTCCAGCCAATTTACTTCCAGTAAATGATGAAAAAGGTGGAGTTGTTGAAGTCTCAAGAAAAATCAATCAAGATAAAAGCAACAACTTTACAACCGCTACAGTAGCAAGAAGTAGGTTCTCATTAAGAGATCCAAGAGCAATAAAGAAAACTGTATATCAAACTTCCTCTATTCCAGTTCCAATTCATTTATCTGTCACATATTCTTTGAATATAAAAACAGAGTTTATGCAACAAATGAATCAAATAATCCAACCATTCTTTACTGTAACGAATAATTCCAGACACTTTGTTTTTACTTCAAAAGACAAGCATAAGATTGAAGGTTTTATCAAGGGCGACTTTGGTACTACAAGTAATGCTAATAACTTATCAGAAGAAAGAAAACTATATACTTCAAAGATTGAGATTGAAGTATTAGGAAGAATCATTGGTGCTGCTGAGAATCAAGTTACTCCACGACTTGCTGTTAGAGAAAATGTAGTAGAAGTGAAGATAACGGGCGAAAGAACCATATTTAACAATAATAACGAATAAAGTTAATTCGTTGTCTTTTGATAATCCATACTACTATTTATTTATGATTTTCAATATTTCTGTATTAGGAGTGCTTAAGAATGGCTGCAAATAGATTTAAGTTTGTTTCTCCCGGTGTGTTTATCAACGAGATTGATCAATCACAATTACCAGCTTTAACATTTGGTGTTGGTCCAACAGTAATTGGTCGTTTTCAACAAGGACCAGCAATGCGTCCAGTACGTATTGGTTCATACGCTGAATTAGTTTCTATATTTGGCGCACCACTTCCCGGTGGTACAACTGGTGGTGATGTTTGGAGAGAAGGCAACAAACTAGGTCCAACATATGCTGCTTATGCTGCTAAAGCTTGGTTAACAAACAATAATGCAATCAATATCATAAGACTACTTGGCACCGAGCATTCTTCAGCAGAAACTTCTGGTAAGGCTGGCTGGCAAACAGATGCTACTAATCCAGCTACAAGCGGTGGTGCATATGGTCTATTCCTTTGTAATTCAGCTTCCGCAGGTACAGCAGTAACAGGTACTCTTGCTGCTATATGGTATCTTAACACAGGTTCTATCGCTCTTTCTGGTACTAGAGCAGGTTTCTCAAGTACTGTTTCTGGTTCTAACGTTCTTCTTAAATCACAAGGCGCATACTCAGAATTTAAAGCTGAAGTTTATAATGCTGCTGGTACAAAGATTCAAGATATTAACTTTAACTTTAGCCCAACAGATGCTAAGTTCATTAGAAAAGCATTTAACACAAATCCAGTTGCAACCAATTCAAGCGTAACTAGAACTGACAGTAATGCTTACAAAACCTACTGGCTTGGTGAAACATTTGAAAGAAGTGTTGATGAATATGTAACTAATACCGCAACTGGTCAAGTATATGGCTTTATTGCTCCGCTACTTAACGGTACAAATTATGGTGCAGTTCATCGTCGTGCAATTCAACCAGCAAAAACTGGTTGGGTTTTCTCACAAGACCTAACAACCAATTATGCTTCTTACTCAGCAGAGTCACAAGTTAAACTCTTTAGAATTTCAACACTTGATTCTGGTGATTGGGAAAGCAAGAATCTAAAGATTGCAATAGAAGATATCAAAGGACCAAGAACAAACTTTGAGAAATATGGCTCATTCACTGTTACAGTAATGTCAGCCCAACAACTTGATTCAGCAAATCCAATTGCACTTGAAAGATTCTCTAACCTTTCAATGGACCCAAATTCAGAAAACTTCATTGCCAAGAGAATTGGCGATAAGTACATTGCTTGGAGTGATGATGAAAAGAGTTACAAAGAGTATGGTAACTACGCAAATCAATCTAGATACATTTATGTAGAAGTTGATCAAGAAGCTGCTCAAGGCTTTACAGATCCACTTTGCTTACCATTCGGATTCTACGGTCCTCCACGTTTCAAGAGCTTCGTTGTTAACAGCGGTTCTTCCACTCCATCAGATACATTCGTAGCTAGAACAGCCGTAAGAGCAACAAGCGTATCACCATTCCTTGATGTTAGCACTTTGAACTTTACTGGTTCATTCTTGTTCCCATCAGTTGGTGTTAGAGTTTCAGCTTCAACTGCACAACTACCACAACCAACTGACGTTTACTTTGGTCTAGACGTTACCAAGAAGTCTGCAAGAAATGAAGTTGACTACAGCTATCGTGATGTACTTCGTCCACCACCTTCAGCTTATGTAAACTATGTTGCATCTGAAAGCAATAGAGAATACTCATTTGTCTTCTCTCTAGACGATCTAAGAAGCACAAGCACAGGTGCAGTATATGCATCTGGTACTCGCGTAGCTGGCAATTCATACACCGCACAAACAGGCTCTTATACAGCTGTTCTAAATGCAGGTTATGATCAATTCGTAATGCCATTGTTTGGCGGTAATGACGGTGTTGATGTTACCGAGGCAGAACCATTCGGCAATCACTTGCTAACTGGTACTCCAACTGAGACAACAAACTATGTTTACTACACTCTTCGCAGAGCAATTGATACAGTAGCAGATCCAGAAGTTGTTGTAACTGATATCATTACACTACCCGGTGTAACCAAGGAATCAGTAACTGACCATCTTCTTGAGACTTGTCAAGCAAGAGGCGATGCACTTGGTATTATCGATCTACCAAATGCATACATTCCAGAAACTGAATCAACAAATTCCGATGCTACCAGAAGAGGTACAACTGTAACTTCTATTGCATCTGCATTTAAGGATCGCTCAATCAATAACAGCTACGGTGCAGCATACTATCCTTGGGTACAAATTGCTGACGGTTCTGCTAGATTGTGGGTTCCACCATCAGTAGTAGCTCTTGGCGCACTATCATATGGTCAAGCTTCAAGTGAGTTGTGGTTTGCTCCAGCAGGCTTCACAAGAGGCGGTCTATCTGCCGGTCGTGGTGGTCTTCCAGTAATCGATGTTTCAACCAGACTTACAACCGCTCAACGTGACGCACTATACGAAGTTAACATTAATCCAATTGCCAAGTTTGCAAATGAAGGTATCGTAATCTTTGGACAAAAGACACTACAAGCAACTCCATCTGCTCTTGACAGAATCAATGTTCGTAGATTGCTAATCTATCTAAAGAGAGAAATCTCGTTGATTGCTTCTACGCTTCTCTTCGACCAAAACGTTACAACAACTTGGAATCGTTTCAAGGGTCAAGTAGAACCATTGCTAGCAAGTGTTAAGACAAGACTTGGTTTGACAGATTACCGTGTAGTTCTTGATTCCACAACCACTACACCAGATCTAATCGATAGAAACATTCTATACGCTAAGATTTTCTTGAAGCCAGCCAGAGCCATTGAATTCATAGTAATTGATTTCAATATTACAAGAACTGGTGCATCATTTAATGATTAATACTATTTATGATATAAAGGGAGTAATATAAAATGGCATTCTGGAGCGATAACCTAATAGAACCAAAGAGAAAGTTTAAGTTTGTTGTAACTTTTGCTGGTGTTACTGAAAATGAAACAATACCATCATTTGTTGTCAAAAAAGCAACCAAACCATCTTTTTCAATAAGCGAAAGTTCACATCAATTCTTAGGAAACAAGTTTTACTTTCCCGGTAAGCTTGAGTGGAAAGAAGTTGATATTACTCTAATTGATGCAGGCGGTTTTGATGAAAGCCCACCCGAAAATAATGAAATTGGCACTAAGGCTGTGCAACCAGTAAAAAACGATATAACCAGTAAAATTATCAGTATTTTATCTAAATTTGGCTATCAACCACCCGAACAAACCGGAGCTGCGTTAGCTGGTGGTGGTTTTAGTAATGGAACATTAAAGACTTTCTCTAAATTTGCTGCAACTAGCGTTCTTCCTAGTATAGAAATATTACAGCTTGATAGTAATGGTTCTATAATTGAGTCTTGGACATTACACAATGCTTGGGTTAAAGATGTTAATTTTGGTGAACTTGACTACACATCTGAAGACCCAGTAGAAATAACTTTGAAACTTAGATATGATTGGGCCACATTTAGTGACGCTGTACAAAATCCCGCAGGAACAACCTAATATATAAGTAAGGTGATTTATGGCCTCTGGTCCTTTCTTTTTTTCTCAACCATTTAATGAACCAAAAAGAAAATATAAATTCTTTGTTGAGTTTCAAGGTGGAGAAAATAACCATTCTTTAAGCTATTTTTTCCCAAACGGCGAATATCAATGGTTTATTAAGAGTTGTACAAAACCATCCATAAAAGTTGAAGTAACTCCAAGAGAAGAAACAATTTCTATTTTTAACACCCCAGTAGCAACTAGAAGAATTAACGAAGGTGCCACTTGGAATCCAATAGCAATTAAGTTTGTCAATCCATACAGCCATACATTTAAACCAGCAATACAAAATTTAGAAAACACAGATGACTATCGCAAAGCAGTAGATCTTGATCATTTTTTCAGTAATGTAATGTCATCTATTAATGCTAATTTTGGTGGCAACTTTATTGTTGAAGCACCCGCTGGTACACCAAAAGTTTTTGAAAATGATGAATATTTGCTTCTTGAATATGAAAATACACTTGATGCAGTAAAATTGATTGAGTTTGGTCAACTTCCGCGTAAAGATAGAGTGGCAAAAGCATTGAAAGAATTAAACGCAACTATTGCACCACAAACAAAAGATAAGGGAACAATAAGTAACAATTCTTGCAAAGGAACCGCCGCAATTTCAGCAGTTTGTAAGTTTAATAAATTTTTTGGTTCTATAAAGATTTGGGATCTTGGAAATGGTTATTTTACTCTTGATGAAGCAAAAAAATAACAGATTTAGAAGAAAGAATAAAAAAAAGAGAGCCAGAAGTAGAATCACTTGATCCAAATAGGAACGGAAGATTAGACCCAACAGAAGCAATTGCCTTTATAAATAATGATCAAAGAAAATCAGAAAAAACAAAAATATTTAATATGGCAGATACATTTCCAATGGGTTATTGGTATTTAATTAATCCTTGGATTGAAAGCGTAGAGACAGGAAATTATGATTATGGATCAGATGATTTACAAGAATACACTCTTGTAATAGGCTATGATTCAGCTAAATATTTTTCTCTTATTAATACACCAGAAGGTGATCAAGTAAATAAAGAGTTACTTAAATTAAGACAACAAACACAGACATAAACTAAGAGGTAATAATGCGTAGAAATGAAGATAGGATGGGTGCGGAATTTGATCAAGACCCTCCAATGGATCAAGTTGCTAATGACACACAAGCAACAGAACAACATAAACCACTCTCATTCGTTGTACCAACAGAGATAGTTGATTTACCATCAAAAGGTCTGTTGTATCCAGAAACACACCCTCTACACAATATAGAAAGTGTAGAAATACGTCATATGACAGCAAAGGAAGAAGATACTTTAAGCTCTCGTTCTTTGCTTAAAAAAGGTATTGCAATTGATAGAATGATTTCTGATATTTTAATTAATAAAAATATTAAAGTAGAAAACATGCTTATTGGTGATAAGAATGCATTAGTAGTGGCAGCAAGAATCAGCGGCTATGGACCAGAGTATACTACAAAAGTAACTTGTCCTTCTTGTAATGCTTCTCAAGAATTTGAGTTTGATCTAACAAACCAAATGATATCATACCCACTACCAGATGATAAACTACAAGAAATAGGAATTAAAAAAACTTTAAATAATACTTTTATTATTTCTTTATGGAAAGGTAAAGCAGAAGTTGAAATTAAATTAATGACTGGTAAAGATGAATTAGTTTTGTTTGAAAAAATGCAAAAAAATCAAAAATCTACTGGACAAGCAGAAGCTTCTCTTACAGATCAACTAAAATTAATGATTCGTTCCGTCAATGGTTCAAGTGATGTACAGGTTATAAATCAATTTGTCAATTCATTACCAATTGTTGAATCACGTAAATTAAGAAACATATACAAGCAGCTGACACCATCAGTTGAATTAATAAACACATTTACTTGTAATTTCTGTGAATTTGAAACGGATATGGAGGTTCCGTTCTCCCAAGACTTTTTTTGGCCTAAATCATAAGTATATGGAAGGTGTTTATGAACAGTTCTTTGTTCTTAAACACCACGGAGGGTGGAGTTTCATAGAAGCATACAATCTTCCAATAGGTCTTAGAAACTGGTTTGTTCAAAGATTGGCAAAACACTTTGAAAAAGAAAAAGAAGAAATGGACAAAGCAACGAGGAAGTAACGCTAGTTTAAAAGAACTAGCGTTCTTTTCGTTTTATAAACTATTTAATTTGAGGTATTGTTATGAAGGCTGATGATATTGTTCCTATTCATATTGACTTGAATAGCCCAAATAAATTAACAGAATCGTGGTTATTTGCTTTTGGTTCTATGATTAAGCTTGTTCTTAAACAAATGTTTGGACAAGATGTTTTTCTTCCAGTATCTATTACAGGAACAAGCGATCAAATAGAGTCTTTTGCAAGAGCATTAGCTGGGGAAAAAAGATATTTTGAATCTTATGTCAAACATGGTTTAAACGATCCAAGAACCCATGAAGACAGATATAAGCTTGAAGTTGCTGTTAATAAGTTTGAACGCGATACGGGCATTAAATGGCCTTACAAATAAGGAATATTTATTAAATGGCAGGTCGTACTCCCGAAGAAACACAAGCACTACTTGATAGAAACAAAGAGCTTGTAGATATATTAGAAAAACAAAATCTTACACAAGATAAAATTGTTGACATTCTTACCCGTGTTGAAGAAGCCGAAGCTCGTCGTCTTGCTAATGATGCTAAACGTTTGAATAATCTTGAACAAGAATTAAAATTTCTCACGCTAATTGAATCAGCAGATGAAAAACGTAATGAAGCATACGATTCAATGCTTGAATCGTTGTATGGTGTAAATTCAGTACTTGAAAAACAATTAGGTAATGCTAAACAGATATTAGATATAAAAATAGAAGAAGAAGAAAAATCTATTAAAGAAGCAATAAGAAATGGTGAAGATAAAGTAGCATTAGAAAACAAATTAAAAAATTTAAAAGATATTAAAGAAGCGCGCGAACGAATTGCAGACGCCGCTCGCGAAGAACAAAATGCGAATGAAAAAGGAAAAGAAGCTTTTTCCGCTATATTAAACAATCTTGGTATAAAAGCAAAAGACCAAAAATTAACATTAATTGAGTCTATTGCTGTTGGTGAAGTTAGTATAAAACAATTTAAGAAAGCTTATGAAGAAATGTTTTCTTTCAGAAACGCCGTAGCAGCATTGGGAGCAAAAATATTTGAATCCAGCTTGATGATGGCTAAATCAATGGATGAAGCAAGGGCTTCTGTTTATAAGCTATCTGGTGGTAATGAAGAATTGTCAAAACGAATTATGGGTATGACAGATGCGGCAAAAGACGCTCAAGTAGCAACGTCAGAACTTGGCGCAGCATATGCCTCATTGTTAAGAAATTCAAGTAATTTTAGTCAATTTACAGAAGGGCAACAAACACAATTATCTAAAACAGTAGCACAAATGCAAAAGCTTGGTGCAAACACCGATACAGTAACAAAAAATATATCTACATTTACACAAGCACTAGGTATGACTCCATTGGTTGCTGATAATGCTTCAAAACAAATTGTACAATTATCTAATGTTTTAAACATTTCGCTTGAACAAGCATCTTCTGATTTTGCCTCTGTTTCTAACAACATGGTTGTATATGGACAACAAGCTGTTCAACAATTTAAACTACTTGCAAGTGAGTCAAAAGCTTTAGGCATATCGGTAAATGAATTGGTTGGAATTGTTAGTAAAGCAGATACTTTTCAAGGAGCCGCAGAACAAGCAGGTAGATTGAATGCTATGCTTGGTGGTGGTTTATTAAATTCATCACAGCTTTTAACAGCATCAGAAGGTGAAAGAATTAAAATGATTCGCAATGCTGTTATAGAATCTGGTCGTTCTTTTGATCAATTAAGTAAATATGAAAGAATAGCGATTGCAAATGCAGCTGGTATCAAAGATATGACGACAGCACAAAAATTGTTTAATCAAAACATTTCTGATTCTGACATAGATTCTTATACAAATAAGATGAATTCTTTTGGCATGACGCAAGCAGAAATGGAAAAACATACACTAAACGCACAAACCGCTACAGAAAAAATAAGAATAACAATGGAAAAATTTGCAATTGCAATGACGCCTATTATTAATTTTATTCACATGATTGTAGATGGTTTTAATAAAATGGGTTCTTTTGGAACTGGTGTGGTGTACGTGTTGTTTGCTCTCATGGCGACTCTTAAAATATATAATTCAGTACAAGCATTAACAAATGGAATAGTGTCTGCTGGTAAATTGTTAAATTTAAGCTTTGCTCTGTCTGAAGATGCAGTAACAACTGCAAGCATGAGAATGAACAGAAGTATGATGATTATAGTCGGCGTATTACTTGCCATTGCTTTGGTTATGCACATGACAAGATCTCCACCATTTTATTTAATTTTCTTTACATTTGGTCTTTCAATTTTGTTTGCTAGTCAAATGGCAGAACAATCAAAGTCTAACCTCCTAGCAATGGCAGCATCATTGCTTATGATTGGTATTGGTGTACATTTAGCCGCTTCTGGTTTGGCTAAATTAGCAGATTCATTCTCTAAATTAAATCCAAATCAATTAATGTATCTTTCTATTGTGATTGGTGTTCTCACAGTTGCATTGCTAGCAATGTTTGCTGGTTTAGGTATGTTGGTATATACAGGTCTTGGTTTAGCCGCTGCTGGTGTATTATTAGCGTTTGGTGCCGCTATGTTAATGGCTGGTGGGGGTGCTTTATTGTTTGGCGCAGGAATGTCAATGGTTGTTGACTCATTAGCCAACTTAACACAAAATGTACAAGGTCTGATATTACTACCAGCAGTATTATATGCCACAGCAGCTGCAATGTTAACATTTACAGCCGCCATGTTGTCATTGGTGCCTATATTATCTTTTGGCACAATACCGCTAATGGCATTTGTTGGTTTGATTTATCTACTTGGAAAAGCAATAGATAGTATAAGTCCAGAAAAATCTATTGCAATTAAAACTACAGTCGATTCTATAAAAGAAATCACATTAGCTTCTAAAAATGTAGAAACAAAAGATTTACAAAATTTAGAAGGTATAGTAGAACAAATTCATAAATTTAATGTTGAAGCTGCAATAAATAAAACCTTAAACATTACTGCACCTTTTAAGGAATTAATTGATGCTATTAGTGGTCAAACAGGGGC